CCTAACTTCTCTTTCCTTATATACCAGATAATCAATAATACCATTTCTGCCGGTGAGATACTTCTTACCTTCCATCTCTATAGAATAGATCCCTTCCGGAATCTCAAGCTCTAACTTTTCGCGGAGTAATACTTCCCATTCTTCCATATATTAAATATACATATATATAAGAACAAAAACAAGATCTTGTAGGGTATATAGGAAATGGTATGGCAAATATACTATATGTACCAGGGGGTGGGGTCTTCTATAAAACAACCCCGGCCTCTCACAACTTCCCCCCTACCCCCCATGTTTTATACTAGGCAATCCTAAATCTAGTCTAGTAAAATGTTTTTTTCTAACAGAAGAAGAAGCTAGATGGGTATGGTAGCTAGGAAGCTCTGCTACAAGCTCATGCTCACCAGTGCTCATATGTTTTACTTATTTAAGTCTATGTCTATGTCTAAACTATATTATGAAAACAGATACAAAAGCTATGTCTTCTTTCCTATTAGGCTTAGAAGACTTCGGGTTTGAATACCCAACTAATCAACCTAACACCTTCGGTATTAAGTTTATATCTAAGAAAGCAGTTGCCCGCAAGGTCTGGACTGACTTCTCTGTAGAATATCCTAATCTAAAGTCAGGGTTGATGTACCATGAATGCTCAAACAAAGATCTTATAATCTTTGGCGGTGCATTCCCTTCTAATAGTAAAGCTAAAGATATACTCTTTAGGCTTATCAAGAAGAACCTTGCTTCATAGAACAATCCCCTTCGGGGGATATTCTTTTTTATATATAGGGCTTCTCATATGTTTTATGATAACTCTTTGTATATCACTAACTTATATATTATGGATACAACAACAGTACTAGAGATTATCAAGATGATTGATAATCAAATTGATTATTATAGAAGAAATAATAATCAAGATGGATTTGGTAACATTATTAAAGAATTTCCTCAAGGACAGGAAGATTCTTTAACAAAGTTAAAAAACCACCTTCAATCCTTCATTGAAGGACAAGTCAGTGCAATAGAGAATAGTACAGGGGAATAACCTGTACTTTTTTTTTTTGATAAGCTATGCCCTTATGTTTTATAGTAACTCTATATATGAACTAAACTATATATTATGGACACAACTAAACTCAATCAATTAGTATCTGTAACAGATGCATTTGCTAAGAAAACTAAGCTTGCTGAACAAGCTATATCTACAGCTAAATACCACCAAGAAAGATATTCATATCTTCAGTATGCTGTAGATCAATACAAAAAATATGGTCACTTAACTTGTGAAGAAGGCAAGAAGCGTGGTGCAACTTGGTTTGGTGACTTCACTGTTACTAGAGATATTGTAGACGCGGGACAAAGAGCTAGATATTATAATATCAATAAGTTCACAGCCTTGAGGGAATATCTAATGTCCAAGCAAGATCTGATTGACCAAATCAGTATAATAAGGACAGAGCAATAGCTCTGTTCTTCTTTACTCATATGTTTTATACTAACTCTTTATATAACTTAAAATATTATATGTTACACTTCAAGCCAATGCCCGTAAAAACAGTTGAGTCAGCTCCTGTTAAAATGAAAATTATCAATGTGCCTATAGCTCCACGCTTAGTGCTTAGTCCTTGTGGAACAATTGTTCCTATTGAGACTATCATTGATTGGGACTTTGATAAACTTAATGGAGCAGGCGAATAGCCTGTTCTTTTTTTCTCATAAGCATTACTCATATGTTTTGTATTAACTCTTTATTAGTATTAACTAATTTAAAACCAATATATTATGGAAGAAACAACTATCAACAGATCAACATTATTTGTAGTCATTGATATGATTACTACAAGACTTAGTGATATCAATGAAGAACAAAAAGACCCTGAGATTGCATATTCTGAGAATGAATTATTTGCAGTAAAGATAGAGCTCAGAGATGTGCTTAAGAAACTTTGGGCAGAGGTAAACAAGATAGATGAAGCCTCTACTAAAGTTATAGGCAACATAGAGAAGAACTTCTTAGAGGAAGAGATAAGAGAGATAGAAAATGAAGAAGACTATCATTATGGAGATTGGGGCATATAGCCCCTTTCTTTTTTTCTCATATACTATACTCTTATGTTTTATATTAACTCTTTATATAACTTAAAATATATATTATGAAAACATTAGCAGAGATTGCAACAGAAGCCTTTCACCAAGGCTCGGACAAATTTGGTGAATCAGTTACAGGTGTACAAGAAGAGTTAAAATACTCTGAGACTTGTAAGTATTACTCAAAGACTGTGTTCCTTGTACAAAAGGATGGTCACAAGTGTACTTCAGGTATCGGCTTCTATCCTTATATAGTAAAGGAAGCTGACTTGTTTGGTCCAACTGTAAAGAAGATGGATGTATGTTCAGGTCATATTGTATTCAGAGGTATTGAAATTACACCTGAATTACAAGCAGAGCTTGACAAAGCATATGTATCACAGTATTAAGAACAAGGGCTTAGGCCCTGTTCTTTTTTACTATGTGCAAATATGTTAAAATGAGTGGTAGTGGGATACTCACCGGTGGAGCAACCGCACTTTGCTCAATCTTTTTTAAAGCTGTCCACTGTACAAGCATTACTCTTATGTTTTTTTTATGTAACTGTTTTTTTTGTGTAACTCTTTATTGAGTGTGATATAGTTGGGTAAAAACAGTTATTGCTGTTTTCTCAGTAAAACCTATATCTCAATTCACATGGCAACTTTCAGCAACACCCAAACAGTAGCACAATTAGGTAACAAAGGTATCTTTGTATCAGTAATTAACAACCCAAAGACAGGTTCATTGTTCCTTACTGATGAAGCAGGTACACCTATTGGTGCAGTATCTTCAAAGATTGAAGCAGAGATTAGACAGACTAAAGCAATTAGTCCTGACTATGTAATCTCTGATATCACTGATGAAGAGACAGGCGAGACCTTCAAAATGCTTCATAAGGCAGGCGGTAACAATGATAACCTTATAGCTTCTACTCGCCCAAGCAATGCAGCCGTAGCAAGTAGCCAAGCTAACTTGAACAAGGCTTTCTAAGTTCTCACATAAACTATACAGGGTAATACCTGTATAGTTTTTTTTTCACAGAGGTACAGATATATATAGTATACATACATATATATATATAGTATACACAGAGTAGTTGGTAATATGTACAGGTTGTGTGTATACTTTATATATAGTACAAGTATCAAACATTGTTTAAACAAAGGGGGTAGAATAGCAACAGGTCGATTATGTGTGTGAACTGTGAGTTCTTGTCTCTCTCTATATATAGAGAATTGAGACAAAGATGTGAGAGCTGTGAAACTTTGTACTGATAATCAATTAGTTAGCATTATGGTGGTAGCATGGTGTATCATCTCCCTATATATAGAACAAGCACACTGTGATGACATGGAGATAATACTTTATTAGTTGTGTGTGGGTGTAAATATTACACAAGAAAGGGTGTTTGTTTTGAGCTAACTACCTCATACACAATTCTTTATTAACCCATAACACCTAAAATCCCTATAAATTTTGGCGGGTCATAATATGGCTACAAGATCTATACTACTATGCCTATACTAACCCTATAATATTCTATATATCTATTACTACTATATATGGTTAGTAGAAAGAATCCGCCACTTTGAAATTATTAAGAACTTGGCCTATAAGGGTTATTAGAGTACTGTTATATACTCCACGCAATGATCTTGTTCATTGTTGGCTGTAGGATACTATAGTATATATCATCTAATAACCTTGGCTACATATTATTGTCCGCAACCTAATAGAGGGTTAGATAGGACGCATAAAGTATACTCTAATTTTTAACTCATAGCTTCTATACTATAGAAGAGTGGGTTATGGTAAAGGCTGCTCTGGTTTGATTCCAGCAACTTGTTAGAGTATCTAATACATTAAATAGTAGACCAGAGTGCATGTCAAAGGGGTCAAGCCAATAAGCAAATAGGCTAAAAGTACAAAGTGTACCATTAAGGAGGGAAATCCCAATCCTATTATTCCTGAAGGTGGGACCGCTCCATGGCTAAACACTCTGGTCTATTATATACAAAGGTCTACCTAGGAAGAGACCATGAAGAATGTATGAACTAATCATCACCTTCACCTGAGCACATAGTTATGCACTATCCCTGCTCGGGAAATCTAAAACTTATTTATTAATCAACTTAAAACCCCAACTCAAATGACAAAACTAGACTTAAGTACACAGTCAAATATACAGTTAGAACTGTTATTGGCTAAAGAAGAGAATATGATTAAGGGTATAACTAATATTCTAAAAGAGATAGACAAGATCTGTTTAGAAGAGATAGATATGACTCTTGAACAATTACTTGAAGCAAATGATTGGTCTATAGACAGACTCAAAGCTCTACAACTAGAAATAAAGGATAGACAACAACCTTTAGTAATTTAATTAACAATCTAAAATCCAACTCAGATGAAAACAACAAAATCAATTGCAGTATTTATAGCAACTTACCTTGTGCTATATCTTATACTATCAGCTATGGGCTGTATGTTTATTAAAGGTGATGGCAACCATTACTCATATGGTGAGTGTATAGGTAGTACATTCTGGTTCACATTGTACAACTTATTTATAGGTTGGTGGGTAGCAGGTATAGTAGCAAATGACTATTATGAATCTAACTAATTATTAACAACCTAAAACCTCAACACAATGATAACATTATGTGTAATAGGGCATATAATAGCCTGGAAAGATGAAACAGTCTTTCAAAAAACAATAGTTACATTACAATGCTTAGTCCTTGATAGTACATATATCATAGCTCTATGCATTTGGTAAAGAATGTGTTAGGTCTTTGAAGAGACCTACAGCTATCTAACGGTAGTCGCCTGATAGTAAAACACTCGAGTGGTATTGTCATCATTTCCTTAACCTGATGAATATCCAGTAAGTTGCTGGCTTATGTCTATTATAAGATCTTGTAGGCACGGATGATAGTGGAGAGAAATCTCCTCTATCTATCCTTTAATTAGGTGATATTTACTACCTTTATAAAGTGTGAATCCAACTCAAACAACAACTCAGATGACAAAAATTATGAACTATGTACCTACATCAGTAGGACCAAGCAGGTTAGAAGAGATTTTAGCTTGTGCTCCGGACATGACGGATGAAAACAAAGAGAAAGTATGTATCATTAGTGATATTGCTAGACTTGGTAAGTTATTAAAGCATCCAGAAATCAGTCCTAAAAACTTTTATACTCTATATGAAACACCTACAAATGTACTTGAAGCTATTCAACATAATTTTCAAGTAGAGTTAAATACACATTTATATAAACAATCTGTTGCTTCTTCACTATGAGTACAACTCATGTAATCAGAATCAAGAGCACTAAAGAAGTGCTATTCACAGGAATAGATCTTGATGACTGCAAGAAACAAATGAAACCGGCATTTTTTGACCATATAGATAAAGGCTTAGGATTAGAAGATTTTCCTCTAGAAGCTGTTACTATATATGAGTTAGAAGAAGAATGGCCTGATTTTATAGAATGTGTTTAACAAATTACAGGTATTCTCAATGCACTTTCTATAGCTGGTCAAGTCAGTATGTGACACATAAGGACACATAAGAAAGTGTTTGAGATAAATAGAGCTTGGCTACCATGTGCTCAGAGGTAGACTCATTTATTAACTTAATACTAAAAACTTATGATATATACACAAGAACAATGGCCCAAGAATAAAGATCTAAAGCCTTCTATGATGTCTCTTGATCAGAAGAAACTAAGGATTAAGTCTAAAAAGAAGAAATATACTAAAGAGACTAAGATATGTAACCAATGTTTTAAAGAGCAAGATATTATAGAGTTTTATCTTAAAGACAAAAAATACAAGAGAAGAGATTGTAAATGTAGAGATTGTAGACTTAAAAATAGAGGAGTTATTGAAATAGGTAAGCAGAGATTTGCCTTTAAGATAGCTAAGAAAGGTTTTAGAAGATGCACTGTATGTAAAGAGACAAAACCTTTACATTCACATTTTCCTAAGCATAAATCTGAGTATCTAGGTATTTCTAATACCTGTAAAGATTGTAATAGTACATTACACGATTCTTATGCAAAGAATCAACGTGACACCATTGGAGACTTTTATGTAAGGGAATACGGCAAGCTTCAAGGTATAACAAGATTTGGACCTAAAACCTTGCAGAGATTAAGAAATGAAATCATAGCCAATAGACAAGAGAAAGAAAGGATAAAGTATACCCTAGATGGGAAAGGATTTACTAATGTAGAAGAGTTTGCTAGATATGTCTCTAAGAATTATGATGTACAACACCATGCTGTTGTAAAGAGAATAGAGAAGGGATGTACAGAGGCTGAATGTATTATTCCTGAGAAAGAGTTCCGATCTCTAAAGAGCGGAACCAATCTTGGTCAGATCAAAGCTACTAATTGTAAAACAGGTGAGGTATTACTCTTCAAAAACTCCAAGGATAAAGAATTACGTAAGATGTTCTCTGCAGATACTATTACAAGATATCTTAGAAGCGGAGAAGAAATTATATATCTTAGACTAGATAAAAAGAATAGATACAAAAGTGGCTATAAACTCGAAAGAATAAAAGATTAAAAGCTTTCCCAGATGTGCTTAGACTGGGCCTCATTTAAGAAGCGAATGGTATATAGAAGTAGGGTTAGTCACCTATGGAATATACAAGTCCTATTCTATATGACCTATAGAGGGACGAACTCATTTAATAATAGACCATAGTGCATGCCAATGACTCCCTACCTGCTGTGGGAAACTACTAACCAGAATCGTAGGTGAGGCTAAACACTATGGACTATTATAACACATTTAAAACATTACCTACTGAAGATAAACAATAAGTGACCATAAACAGTTTACCTACCAATACTTATTTAAAATCTTGCAAATAGTTGTAAGTCCCCTCAGTTGGGCAGTAATATAAGAAGTCTCGCCTTTTTATCCTTTTTGCATACTTATTTAATAATAGACCATAGTGCATGCTGAGAAGAAGTCGTAGGGGAAACCCAGGGGCTTGAGGGCTAAACACTATGGACTATTATGACTTTGACAGCGGTGTCAAGTGTTTATTGCTACACTATAAAGCAATACTCAGTGGATTAAAGGTTTATTCCTTGAACTGAGTATAATAAAAGAATCCAGGTGGAATCACGGTAGAATCAGCCGGCCATTTTAAGATTGACTTCAAGAGGAGGTAAGACTCCTAGGCCCTGGTGGAAAGAACGCGTGCCTCAACAATCTAGTCTACAGGTACCTCCTGTAGGCAAGCGCATTATAACATTAACTATTACCCAATAAATCTACAGATATACAAACGGGGACTGTAGAATAGTTAAACTTTAAACATTTAAACTACTAAAGTTTTAAATTGCACTGATGATTCCTATAGGGGATGAAATAAGCTTAGGCTTATATGCAATGCATAAGGTTTTGTGAGTATACTTCATTCGTAAGAACTCACCGGTACATTCAACCGTGGTGGAGAGGCTTAGAGCTTCTCTACCTAAAGGGTATAATCAACTCAACAATCAATTCAAACTTAAAACTTTTTGGTAGCAAGCAACCATACCCACATTTATGAGACATAATCTCGCAACAACAGGTTTAAGCTTATCACAAGCTAGCAGTATATCAAACCTATGCTTTCAAAGAGCAAATATGATATCACAAGCATTGTCAGGTATTAACAATGCTCACCGTACATTGAAGATAAGTGGTGAAACTTATGTTCATGTAGCAGGTAAACCGGTACCAAAAGAGTTAGCAGCTCTTCTTCAAGAGAAGGCAAAACTGCACGCAGCTCAGGCTTTCTTGATGACTAACATCAAAGCCAAGGACGGGTTATTAGGAGAGATCAAAAGTAGGCAGTTTGTGCCTTCAACGGATGCTCCAGAGAATCCAACTATGAATGCATTCAAACCTACACTCCTAGTACAGGAGCAGTGGGGATGGGATCAGCTTAGCCAAGCTGAGTACGCAGAGTTCCTTGAGCAGGAAGCTTACGCTTCTCACATAGGTCAGTTTATTCATAAGGATTCAGTTCTTGACACTTTACGCAATGAGTTGCCTAAGGTTAAGTCATTAGACTGGATAACTGTGAGAGATGGAGAACGCACACCTGTAAAGGTAGAAGTTCACCATACTCCTGAAGAGCTATTAGCTCATCATGAGAAGCTGGCCAGCTTACACCGTACTCATGAGCAAAGGGTAAATTACTTCAAAGCTAAGGTTAAAAACTTAGTAACTGAAGAGAATGCCCGCATCTCTAAGGAGAATGCTCTTGGACAAGCTGAAGTAAACAAGCTCAATGAGAAATTGAGACTTGATTACACGAATGTGTATCTTACATATTTAGAGCTTGTGAAGGTGGAGCGTGAGGAGTTTGAGGCTGCACGTCAAGCAGAGATACAAAGCACGGCTGCTTTGAGAATCTCTATTGACCCTAGATTTCAGGATACCATTGACAACTTCTTAAAGAAGTTAGATCCTGAGTCTTAGTACTACGTAGCCCGGTTATGGTATCCGGGCTACACTACAATAAAATTAAATATAGTGTGAGAGCAGAGGCAAGCTTTCTTCATGTGAGTACGATCATGCCACTCCTCATACAGCTATCAGAAATTCAAAGGGTGCAGAAAAGATAGGGCATAAGCCTGATTCTTTATGCTTTATACTTGGTAAGAAGGTTACTAAAACTTATGATAAAAATCTACTTTTAATAGATATAAACTAAACGCACCTTAGGGTGCACAAACCGCTTCTTCTGCAACTTAAAATCACCTTTTTTGTAGGGCTTTTAGTATAAAAAGTACCAAAGCTTGACAGGTTACCCTATGGGGAAAACTGGCAGCACCTCATACAAACAGAGTTACCTGAATGGCCCACGGGCCCAGGTCATAACTCTGTGAGGATACAATTAAGACTTAGATTTTATCTTAGCCTTTGAACGCAGAGGGAGGTCTTTGCCTTTAGTTTTACTTTTATCTTGGTCTATTCAACTTTCTTACTGAGTGACTTTTATATTATTAACCCAAAAAACAACTCAAATGAAAACAACAAATCAACCAGACACTATGGATATCATAAGATATACCATAGCAGGAGTAGGCTTCCTAGGTATTGTGATAGCAATCACAGTATTTGAATTAGCTAAGTAATTAATTATTAATCAACTCAAAAACAGAAACAACAATGAAGAAAATTGTAACAATTATGTTGATCATGCTAAGCGTGACTACATTAACAGCAAAAGATCCTTATCACTTTATAGTACAAGGATCATTTATAGCAGATAAGAATATTAAGTATACCATATTTAAAATGAAGAAAGATGGTGCTTTAGTTGCTATAGAACATGTAAAAGGTCGCAAGTACTACTTTGTAGAATGCAATGTAGGTGACAAGTATGTAGTAAGATTCCAAAACAAAAAAGGTAATGTGAAGTTCTTAATGATAGATGCTAGTGCCAATGGGTATTTTCAAGCAGATCTAGACTGGACTCAACCTTATGATGGATGGATTAAAAGAGAAAAAGCTAAGTACAAGTTAACAAGAATCTGTAATGCAGCTAAAGATCCAGTACAAACAAACATTTAATTACTTTATTAAGCATAAGGGATTATAGGTATTACATCCTGTAATCCCTTTTATATGATAGATAGTTTAACAGGTAAAAACAGTTCAAAGGTTAAAGTTTACAGTATTTTTGAGTTATCACTTTGTCCAAGATCAGTGGTTCGAGCCCACTTCTATCACTATTAATTATTAATAAATCCTATTATGAGTATAAAAAAAGAAAAATTTGATAAATTAGTAGAGCTTATTGCTATGAATCCTTTATTGTATTCATCATATAAAATTACTAATAAAGATGGTCTTGAAGTTCATTGCTTTGGTGATAAAGACAACAAAAGTTTAGAAGAAGCTAAAGCTCTTTTTAGAGGAAAAGGTTATAAAGGTGATGATGTATATGCAGAAGCTAATGCATTAAACAATCAAGGCAAACTTGTAGCTGATTATACTACTTTCTTGTATAATGCTGAAAAAGATAAGATCTCAATAGGTTTATTTAGGACAGGTTATGCTTATGCTAATAAAAAGCAGAGATTTTATCCAATTAAAAAGAATGAGCCAGTCTTAGCTTGGACTAAGCATATCTATTGTTTTAGAAGAGAATTAACAAACAAAATATCTCCAAGAATACAACTTGGAGGAGTATCTGGTAGTGAGTTATCTACATTAATAACAAAAACTTTATATAACATAGATTATATACCTGATGCATGGATTAGTTATAGACATTTTATAGATACTAAAGATGAGTATGAAGCTCTGGAAAGGTATACAGGAAGTAAATTACCTGAAGCTTTAAAACATTATAGACCTTCTATCATACTAGCATTATATAAATCTTTAAAAGATTTTACAAAATTTGATACAATAATTGGTCATATATTCAGCACACATCCAAAATGTACAAATATTAATGTTTTGGATTGGAATATGGATGAATATCGTGCAGTAGGTGATAGACTAGCCTATATTCATTATGACTTATTTGTATTAATTATTTGTAATAAAATAACAGATCAAGAATACAATTCAATACTTACTATAAGCAATTCTGTAGATATTGAGAATATCACAATAGCTGAAGAAATAATTAAAATAAAAATAGAAGATGGTGGTAATTGAAACACAAGAACAACTAGAGATGTTTGGTTGGGATATAGCAAATAACATGCCTTACATACCAGAAAACTTAAGGCTCTTAATAATAATAGAGCCTGAGGCTTTTGGTAATTTAGTAAAACAAATTGTACCACCATGGGCTAGACCTGAAGATGAGGGATATAGATTTATTTATAACAGCCAATCTGGAGTAGAGTTTGGTGTAAAGAAAGCAAGTCATGAGCCTGTTTAAAAAGTTTGGTCAACAACCAGCAGCAGATCTTGATGCTTTTGCATTACATTTACAACAACAAAGAGAACAACAGATGGCACAACCCGCCCCTTGGGGAAATGTACCCAGAACAAAACAACTAGATGTGTATGAGAGAACTCAGTTAGCTCTACAACAATTACAGATCCTGTTTTCAGCAGGGGAATTAGAGAAGCATGAGCTTCTTAATGCAACAAGAATGACATTGTCATTGGACAGAGAAAATTTGGTAGTAGTAGAAGAAATTATTAAATCAAAACTAGGATAATGGCAACAGTAGCAGAAGCAGTCATCAAAGTGAAAATCACAGATGACACAACAAACAATGTACAAATTGAATTTAATGGGGGCCAAGTCCCTGTAGATGCTATCATAGCAGGACTAGAAATAGTATTGGAGAAGCTTAAAGAAGCTCCAGAATCACAAGACAGAAGAAACATAAACTGATAAAAATGAGTGTTAATCAAGAAAAGAAAGTTATCATAGAAGTAACTGTTTATGACATAGCAAGCCTGCTTTCAAAACATATGGTGCAAGGATCATCCGGTGAAGACCGCGCTGTAACCAACTTAATAGTTGGACACTTAGCTCTTACTGAAAAAGGATTACCTCAGCTATTTAAAGCATTAATGGGTGTATTTCCTTCTCTTATCTATAAAGAGAAAGATTGGGTATATGCCCGGTTAGATATGTTACCTAGCTGGAAAATGAATAAAATAGCAACAGCTGCCCTACCGAGTGTCAAAAATGAATACATATTGGCTCAAATTATAGAATGCAATGTCTATAAAACTAGTCAATATAAACTTGCTTATGATGTGATAAAAGACGGAGAGACTGTAGCTAAACAAGAAACATCAGAGATCAGAGAAGAATACATTCTTGAAAAAGCAGAAGATTTTGTAGATATCTTAGATGCTCTAGAAAAATTAAAAGAAGAACAAGATAAGGCTTTTTAAAAAATCTGTATATTTGTATAAACTAAAAATTATGGAAGAAAAAGAAAACATCATTGATGAATTAAAGAAAATTTATCCTGATGAGAAGAAAAAGAAAAAGTTTGTATATCTAGACAAATATGAAATTTATAAAGAAATTACAGATACTAGACTTCATTCACTAGAAAGAAGCTTAAATGCTTGCTATATAGGAATAGGAATATTAGCAGTTTGTATAGTATTAATAGTTATACTTAAATAAATACTGATTCAAGAGAATCAAAAGATACTTGATTACTAATGGCCATAGTAATCAGTAATGTTAAAACCAGGAGAGTACCTGGTTTTTTGCATTTAAAACAACCCCTACTCAAAATCAAATCAATGTAAAACCTAAAAAAACAAAAATCATGAACAGCAAAGTAAAAGTAACAGCAGACGAAGCAGGCAATGTAGTAATTGTGTCTAAAAACAATCCTGAGTGGGCTCACATCCGTGTTGAGCAATCAAGAATAGTAATTGATGACAATGGATTTGCCCGCAAAAGAGTAATCAGTGCATTAGTGCACGGTACAGTAGAAGACTTAAAGTCTTTTGGATGGACAAAAGGTGTAGATCTTCCTGGTAGAATTGTATTTAAAGAAAGCCTTGAGCCCTTTAATGTAGCACAACCAGAGCGTGATTACAAGATAGCAGGTAAAACAGGAATAGTATGTTGTCAAGATGCACAACCTATTTACCGTAAAACTTTCTATACTTTAAACACATCTGCAGAAGATATATCTGTAGCACACAACAACGTAGAAGATATCCGCGCAGCTTATGCAACAAGTGTATATGCTGAAGTTGATGGCAATGTAGCTGATCTATAGTGTATGTAAACTAAACTAAAAGAAGGAAGTGAAATCTTCCTTCTTTTTTCTTTTTTAAATTAACCCTTAAATCCTAAACAGTGCATGCAAAAAACTAAAGAAGATTATTATAGCAAACACCAAAATTTTTTATACAATAGAGCTTTATATGGCTTGAGTATTTATTTATTGGATGAAGTAATGCTCATGCCTCTAGAAAAAAAGAAAAGAATAACAAAAATCCATAAGAAAAGTCAAAAGATAATGAATTTATGGAAACAAGAAATTGTCAATACTCTAGCTAATAAACTCTTTACAGACATTTTTCCTGATATGGAAATAACCAAATGTTTAGTAAAGTATTATGGCACAGAGGGTGACCCTGAATATGTTAACAATATGAGCTTTAAATTGCTAAAAATCAGCAAAGAACAGATCATTAGTAAGTTAATAGAAACAAAGATATTACCAAAGAATTTTAATGAATTAAACCAAGAAGAAGATGCAAGTAGAATTTCTAGTAAATGGGAGCCTGACACTAATCCTAACCCCGGAGAATCCCTTAGAAGAAGAGCTCTTAAAGTCACTGGTAAAGCAGGAAAATATACTACAACAAGCACGTAGTGGTATAACAGTGTTTAATAAGACACTACCAAATGCTTTGCTGATCGGTAAGAAGAGTATTCTGGAACCTGAGAAAAAAGAAGAGAAACTATGATAGCTAAACAGAAGATATGTGCGGGATGCAATAAGCTATCATACATCTGGAAGAGTAAAGGCGGAGTAAAGCTATGTAAGCAATGTTCAACTAATACTGGAGTTGCCAAGCTTAGTATTAAACCAACTGCTAAGTCAAAGCCTATTCCGCCCCGCTCCCAGAAAAGATCTAAAGAGGAGAGACTATACTCAGGCAAAAGAATAATATTCTTACAAGAAAAACCTTTATGTGAAGCACATATTAGTGGAATATGTACTAAATATTCTACTGAATGTCATCACAAAAAAGGCAGAATTGGAGAAGACTTATTAGATGAAACATTGTGGTTAGCCTTATGCCACAACTGTCATGAGTATATTGAAAACCATAGAGAGTTTGCTATGGAAAAAGGTTACAGTATAAAAAGAATAACTTAAAAATTTAAAAATGAAAAATACTAAAAAATACACAGTGCATACAATGAACATAAATGATCTTATAATCTTACCTTCTAATAAAAAGAAGTTAAATATGAAATATGTAGATGCTCTTATGAAATCATTAAACTTATATAAAAAATAATATAAAAAATAATTAACAATTAAAAACACAGAGACATGCAAAATAATATTATAGAATACCCAATAGAAAGATTAAAAGTAACTGAACTTAAATGTTTACCTTTTAATAGAAAAATAAACATGACACAAGTAACTAATTTACTTAATTCAATGTATGCTAATGGTATATTAAGAACTCCATTAGTTGCAAAAGGTAAGATTGGTAGTCATAGAGTAAATTATTACATCATTGATGGACAGCATATGATTGCAGCTCTTCACAAAGTAGATTGGAAGACTGTTCAATGTCAACTTATTGAAACAGAAGATATTCCATTTATTGTAAATATGATGGCTAAAGTTAATAACTGTAGTTTAAAATGGATACTTGATGACTATGTTAATGCATATGCTGTATTATGCAGCAAAGAATATGAAAAGTTAAGAGCACATAAACTAGCAACAGGCTTAAGTTACTCTATTTCTGCTTTAATTTTAGGAGAAAGTACTCATCATGGTATTAAAGATGGTACATTTAAAGCAACATCTAAAGATGCTGATAAAGTAACTGCTGAACTAATAGATGTAATATCATTCTTAGGTACTAACAACTCTAAATTTATGAGAGCATTTATTAGATTTAGAAGATCACCTAGTGTAGATTATAATCATAAAATATTTATGCAAAAGTTAGCTCAAAATAAATCTGAAGTAAAGCTTGTTCATGATGAAACAGCTATGAGAGAAATACTAGAAAATTTATACAAATAACAATTAAAAACAATAACAAATGAGTCAATCAACAATTTACAAAACAAAAGACTATAGCAAGTTTGGAGTCTACAAATTCAACAGAACTATCAATGAAAGTCTTGTTAAAAAGATTATGGAATCTATCCAAAATATTGGATACATTCATGGTAAGTCTGTAATAGTAGATAAAGAAATGAATGTTATAGATGGTCAGCATAGATTAGAAGCTTGTAAGAGATTAAAGCTCCCTATCTACTATATGATTACTAACACAGATCCTCAAAAGACTATTATTGAACTTAATGCTAAACAAGTAGGTTGGAAAATGAATGATTACATTCATTCTTGGGCCGGAAGTGGTGTAAAATGCTACATAGATCTGCAAGAGTTTGAAAAAAAGCATCATTTAGGTATTACTAATAGTTTATTAGTTTTATTTGACTCTACTGTGGATGTTGTAGATATCAAGAACATTAAAGCTGGTAAAAAGTTTAAAGTCAATCCTAAAGCTGATGAGATAGTAACTTTTATAGAATCATGTAATATGGTTCCTTATTATAAGAGTTCTTATTTTATTAAAGCTGTAGTGAGAGTTTATAAAATAGCTTCTGCTAAACATCTTGAAAAATTACAACAGCATGTTATATCTTTACCACAACAAGCAACAGCTGCTGCATACGTAGCTGCTTTTGAAAACTTGGTAAACAAGGGTATAATGACTAAAAATAGAGTATCTTTTAAAGCAGGACAATAGCTTATGGAGGAAGGAATACCATTCAGACCTTATGGATATGACAAGTGTGATCAAGCACTAGAAGTTCTCAGAATGTGTGATGATATTACTCCAGAAGAGTATAAAACTATTAAGGCTATGCTAGATTCTTCAGATGAGGAGAATCTAGCTATGGCCGAAGTAGCATTATGGGACAAATACAAATACATAACAATTAAACTTAAGAAATCATGAAAACAAAAGACACAATTGGAGAAGAAGCTCTTACCGCGCTAAGCAAAGTAAGAGGTGGTACTGCAGCAATGTCTGTAGGTACCGGAAAGACTCTGGTAGGCTTAAGACATATGGATTTACATTACACAGATACATCATTCTTCTTAGTTGTTGCTCCAAAGAAATCTATATTTCAGAGTTGGATTGATGATGCTAAGAAGTTTGACCTAGAGTATCTGCTAGATAGAATCACATTTACAACTTATTTGTCCTTACCAAAGCAACAATTACACTATGATGCTGTGTATTTAGATGAAGCGCATAGCTTACTAGAATCACATGCAGGATGGTTAAACGCGTATAAAGGAATCAAAATAGGATTAACAGGTACCCCACCAAAATATTTATACTCAGCAAGGGGAAAATTATTTAGTATACATATTCCAGTAGTATATGAATATATTACAGATGATGCTGTAGAAGATGGGATATTAAATGATTATCAAATCATTGTACATGAGCTTGAACTAAACAAAGCAAAAATATTAAAAGCAGGTAAAGCACCTAAAACATGGATGACCTCAGAGCAAGCCTCTTATGATTATTGGACTAACAGAGTAATGAATGCTAAGAGTCCTAAGGAAAGACAGATCATGAGTATCATGCGGATGAAGCAAATTATGAGCTACCCTACAAAGGAGAAGTATGCAAAGAAACTTCTAGAGGATATGCATGATAAGACAATTCTATTTGCTAATACTCAAGAACAAGCCGATAGCTTTGGAATAGCAAGCTATCATAGTAAGAATCCAGATTCAGAAGAAAACTTGGAGAAATTCAAGAAAGGTAATATCTTAGATCTTGCTTGTGTATTGCAGCTGAATGAAGGTGTAAATATTCCTAACTTGCGCTCTGGTATCATAATGCATGCATACGGTAATGAAAGAAAAGCATCACAAAGAATAGGAAGGCTTATGCGCTTAAATCCTAATGATAAATGTACAATTCATATACTTTGTTACAAAAGTACTGTAGATGAAGCATGGGTAAAACAAGCACTAGAAGACTATGATCAAACTAAAATTGAATGGACAAATGAATAAACCAACAGAAAAACAAATAAAAGCTAAAATCAAAAGTTTAGATAACCAAAGATATAAGCTAGGTAAAGAATCTAATAATTTACAACAAGAGTTGCAAAAAAGAAGTGCTGATAAGGAAGCTCAGAGACTTCTTAAAATCAAATTTATAAAGACTCAATATGGTGATAATACTGAAGTAGTATACATACATGAAATAAAGGTAAACAAGAAAGATCCTTTACACTCTAAAACAAAAGGAGTACGTGTATTCAGAGATAATATATCCCATATTGATGTACCTCTTCATCACTTCAGTTATCACAAACTAGCAAAACAAGATGACTTTGTAAAAGCTTTTAGTACTATTATTAAAAAGATTGATTTAAGACTTCCTTTAATTAAAAAAACTAAAGTAGGATTATGAGAACATTTTATGATTTTAGAGGTGATTATTGCTATGAAAACCCTAAGAAATATCCTCTTCAGGGCTATGTCTTACTAAAAAGTAAGAATTACTGGTTATGCTGGATATATAGAGATGGTCATATGGTAAGTATGAATCAATCCATTAAAGGATTTATTGTAGCTCCCCGGAGTATTTACTTATACGATGTATATCTAGCAACAGGGTTTTGGGATGCACTTAAGAAATTTATTAAAAAAGTAAAGAAGAAGAAATGAGAGATTTAGAAGTACTTGATCCAGAAGTAGACAAGGAAGTAGAACATGCCATAGATGAATTGGTAAACCCTACTAAAGCAATAATCCTCTATAATGATGATTACAATACCTTCCCTCATGTTCTAGAATGTTTGAGAAAGTATTGTGGTCACTCTATGGAGCAAGCAGAACAATGTACTATGATAGTGCACCATAATGGTAGGTGTGATGTTAAGCATGGCTCATTTGAAAAACTAAAACCAATATGTGAAGCCTTGCTAGAGCAAGGTCTCACAGCTAAAATAGAAAACTAACATGAAAAAGAAAACTCACAAATATGATTTAGTCATATACAATGGCAGGATTAAAGTATACATAGATGGTTATGTTGCTTTTACATTTAACCAACTAGATTTTAAAGGTTATTATGCTTATAAAGATGATACAGATTTGTATGGTTTAGATATATACCTAATGAATGATAAAGGTGGAGCTACAACTATGGAAGTGTATTTTAAGACCAAACACAATTGGTTAAATATACTCAAGTTATTAGATGAAAAACTTTAACACAAGACTAATATGAAAACTAAAGAAGAAATAGAACAGTTAGCTGAAAAAGAAATGATGGGCATGGAGGGTAGATTTGGCTTTGTTGCTGGTTATGAAAAATGCCAAGAAGACTATAAAGACAAGCGGTATATAGATGAACATATGTTATTAGCTTATGTAAATGGTGGTGCTAATCTAGCTGAAGATTTTAAAGACGCTACTAAAATGAAGGAAAACTTTAACAGACTAATGGCTGCTATAGATAAAAGTATAGATGGTAACACAAACAACTAGAAAGTATGAAAAGCAAAGAAGAAATAGAACAGTTGGCTGAAAGGTATGCTGATGGATATAGTACAGAAGAAGCACACACAAGTTATATTGCTTTTCAAGATGGCTACACTAAATGCCAAGAAGACAATGCTGATAAGAAATACACAGAGGAAGATATAAGGGAAGCTATTGATATGGCTAGACAATTATCTCACGTTTCATGTCTTGAAGATGGTGAACATAGATTAAAGTACTCTAACACTGAAGATGATATTATCAACTCACTAAACAAACAAGACAATGAATAATATGAAAATTACACATGAAAGCTTACTAGAAAATGGTTGGGAGGGTAATGAAGAAGAAGGTAGATACACCAGAAAAGACCCTAAAGATTATAGTGATTCTTCTTTTGTATTGTTCTTAAGTAGAAATTATGGTGTTGAAGACGACTATAGAGTAAAGCTAATAAGAGTAATCCCTCACACAGCAGGTGAAAATGTAGAGATCAACATAAATTGTATGACCCATGCAGATTTAAAAGCATTAGAGTTTGTATTTTACAAAGCAGGTGCTGTAGGTATAATAAAAAGATTATTAATAAACTATTAACATGAATAACTTTATATGTAGTGAGTGTGGTACCAAGTACAGCTCACCAGAATTAACACCTCCTCCAGGAATTAAATGGAGTGATGGTCATGTATGTACACCTAAACCTGTAGACAATGGAAAATAACATACCAACAGCAGAAGAGACTCGTCTCAAATATATCCCCAATGGATGTGTTAATATAAAAGGTAAAGGTCTTGGGGATGGTAAACCTCAAAAAAAATATGAAGATAATCTTCTAGATCAGATGTTACTAGAATTTGCTAAACTTCATGTAACAGCAGCACTTAAAGAAGCAAGTGAAGATGCAAATATGGATAGTGACTATTACCAAGCATTACAAGTTTATCCACTAACTAATATAAAATAACATGGAAAAAGAAAAATTTTTAGAAAAGTGGGGATACCAACCTGCTACAGGACTAGAAGGAGCTATGATAGATGTCAAAGCTCAACTAGAAAAAGATCTGGATGATTTAGAACTTACAGATCAAGTATTAGAAAAAATGGCTCTTCTTCATTATCCTGAGATAGGCCATAGAGTATATCAAATCTATATTGCTGATCTAAAGGAGAAAAGAGATAAGTCTTTAATCTTATCTAGACAAACTAATAGAAATCTGTAAAAACAAATAAATATGGCAACAAAAGCTGAAGATTACTGGACATGTTCTAAGTGTTTTAATCTACAGAATAGAATGGCTCCATGGCATTCAGATGATGTATGTGATATCTGTTATGAAAAACTTAGAGAAAGAGAAGAAGGTAGATGGCATGCTCAATTAGATTTGCTTCAGAAGTTAGTAGGGAAAAATCCTAATCCAGATCAAACCGGATGCTTTCATAACTTTATGATTGTACCTAAATCAGGAAAAAGATTTGGTATAAAACTCTGGGTATGTGAGCATTGTGAAAAAGTTGTTCAAGCAAGCTAAAACTATTATATTTACATTATGACTAAGCAAGAAGAATATACACACATGTTAAATACTAAACCTTATGATCTTAAAACAACTATCAAAGATGGTAAAGAAATCAAATGGGTAAAAGTTTGGGATCATCATATGGGTGCTTCAGAAACAGTATTTAAAACATTAACACCACCTCCCTATGAGCACAAGCTTATAAAAGTTCAAGAAATAGATCTTATGCCTGTGGCAAACAAGAAAATCTACAAAATCACAATTAAAAGAAATTAAAAACCAACAACATGGCAGTAACAGCACTTAAAGTAGGAGAGCAAAGAATTAAGTTTATAACTACAGGCTCTGAAATTATAAAATCTAAGGATGGTACAACAGAAAAAACTTTCCTAACTGTAGATTTAAGAGTATGTGATGAAGACTTTATACCTTTAAGACAAGGTAATGTAAGTATTCATGATGAAGATGAGGAAACTTATCACAAGAAACTTAGAATAGCAGCTTTAGAAAAAGGACATTTTGTGCCTGAAGAATCAACAGATCATCAATGGCATCCTAATTATAATCCAGAAGATCATATTTTAGAACAACCTAAAGAAGATGGAGATACCATTTAAAGTAATCTGTATTAATGATGCAGATAAGCCTTCGGATATACCCAATAGCAAGTGGATAAAGAAAGGTAATCTATATACAGTGAATAAAGTAGTAAAAATGATTATTCAAGGAGGTAGATTAGGATTTTATCTTGATGAGGTAAATCTTGATGGATGTGCTCCTTATTCCGCGTATTCAGCTAATAGATTTGGTGTTATACTTAATAGTAAAGTGTTAGCTGAGATTGAATTAAACGCTTTACTTAAAGAAGCAATAGAAGAAGAAAAGTATGAAGAATTTAACAGAGAAGAAATTAAAAAAACTAGGTCTGAAGAAAAAATGGTTAGATGATAAGTCAGGCTGCTGGTGGGAAATGACTTTACCGGGTAAAATACCTGTAAATATTCTCTATGATGAGGATGTTCTAGTTCTTAGAATAAAAACACTTAATGATTACAGACCTTTTAAAAGAGAGAAATGCTGGAGTTTTTTATTTATAAGAAAAGCTACATTAAAAAACTTTAAAAAAATGATTAATTATGGATTACACATTACTACAGAAAAATAGTGCTATATTAAACTATATGGGAGGCCCAAGCTTTCTAAGAAACCTTCTTAAAAATACAATTAAAGAAGAAGAAATATCTATATATGGTCCTGAAGATTTGTTATTTCATAAATCTTGGGATTGGTTGATGCCGGCATGGAAAAAAGCAAATATAGAATTGACATCTACTCAAGACAATATTCCTATGCTTTATGCTATGGGAAAAGCTCTTGATTCTGTAGATATTGAGAATTTACATAATTTAATAGCAAAACAAGCTATAGAATGGTGCAAAAATAAACAAATCAAATTATAAAAATGGAATTTTTTAAAGTACTAGTAGCTGTATTAGCTATTAGAGGAGGTTGGTCATTATTTGCCAGTCCTTCAGAAGTTGATGTGTATAAAATCAATGCTTATGATAGCATAGCTGCTGTTAATACTCATTTATATGCTCAAGTAATAAAAGCAAATACAGAAATATCATCTATTAATAACAATTTTCTTTATCAATACTACATGAAAAATGTAGACTTAAAGGATACCTTAAACCAATAATCATGGAAGAAAAACCAGTAACTAAACAACAAGAACATGCTCTAAATCAAGAGCGTTTTAAGAAAACTTCTCAAGAAAAAGAATTAACAAAAACTGCTAAGTCTGCTTGGAAAAAATTTAAGAAAGATGACCAAGCAAAAAGATAGTATGTTTTCCTCAATGTTTATTAAAAAACATGGAAAATTAGTATATACTAAAGACAGTGATGAAAAATTATATAAGCTGTTTGTAGAAAACTTAGTTGAAGATCAAACAGTAGAGGTATTCTTTGATGCAAACAAAGATGATGGAACTCTAGCTCAGCTAGCTAAGATACACAAGTGTATTAGGGAAATAGCAAAAGAAACAGGTAATGAGTTTGAAGACATAAAAGATATTATTAAAATGAGATCTGGATTCTGCTTTGAAAAAGAAGTAGATGGTAAGGTAATAACTAAGTGTAAAAGCTTTGCTAAAGCTTCTAAAGAAGACCTAGGTTTTGTAATTGAAGCCTTAATAAAATTAGGAGATATGGTAAATGTTAACTGCCGGTAGTAACTGGTTCATCAGGTATTTCTACCTCTTCCTCTTTAGTCTTGTTTTGAGCTTTAGCTTTCTTCTCAATCTCATATATAAGAGACATTAGAATATTAACATTAAACTCAATCATTGACTCAGCTGGATTGTTGCCTTTAAGCTTTTCAAGAATTGCTTTAAATTCTTCCAAAGGAACTGTATTACTTAACATAGTTAATAAATCAACTATTCCTCTGTAGAAGGTTCCTGAAACCTGAATATCTATAATAACATCAGGTGGAATTGTATCATATTTAATTTTAGCCATAGGCAAATATACAAAAATTATGAGCATATTAGAAACAATAAACATAGAAGAAGTAAAGAAAAAATTGTATGAAAATCTTAAACCATCCGGCTGGGGAGATAAGCTTAAAAGTTTTATTCTCAGCAATGATTTTGATAAGATAATAAATACACTATTAGCAGAAGCTAAACAAGGTAAAAGATTTACACCTGTATTAAAACAAGTCTTTAGAGCTTTTGAAGAATGCCCTTTAAATGAATTAAAAGTAGTCATAATTGGACAAGATCCTTATCCTCAAGGACCGGTAACTGTAAGAGAAGGTAAAGATGGTATGGTTAGAGAAGTAAGTAGATATCCTGTAGCAGATGGAATACCGTTTTCTTGCAGTAATACTAATAATCCTCAACCATCTCTTAAATACATTTTTAAGGCTATAGATGAGACAGTATATACAGACGGGTATGATTGGGATCCAGATCTTAAAAGATGGTCTAATCAAGGAATTTTAATGATTAACTGTGCTTTTACAACACAGATAACCAAAACAGGAGTACACTATGCTATGTGGAAACCTTTTCTAGAATTTTTATTTGATTATCTTAGCATTAATCATCCAAATGTAATTTACATATATTTAGGAAGGAAAGCTGAAGAATGGTCAACATATGTTCCTGAAGATAGTTCTAAGTTATTTGCAAGTCACCCAGCATCTGCAGCATATCAAGATCTAGAAAAATGGGATTGCAATGACATTTTCAACAAGACATCAGAGCTGGTAAAAAAACAATTTAATGAAGAAATCATATGGTAAAAAGTAAAATAGGTATACAAGTAGTATTTAATCATATTGCTGAAGCTAAACTAACACCTAATCAGTTCTATCTACTTTATTCTATGAATCAAGGTATCACAGCTCCTCTAATGAATACTCATCAAGAGTTGAGAGCTTTATTAGTTGATCACTGGATTAAGGAAACTACTTATGAGCTAGAACCTAAAGCCTTAAGCTTGATTAGTAAGATAGATTCATACTTTGGAGTACAGATAAAAAAGTCTAATAATGGATTAATGGGTCAAGACTTTGAAGCTAATGCTGAAAAGTATAATAACATCTTTCCGCGGATGAAATTGCCAAGTAATAAACCGGCAAGATCACCACTTAAAGAAATTATAGTGGCTTTCAGAGAATTCTTTAAAGAGTATGATTATGGCTGGGAAATTATTCATCAGGCTGCAGCATATTATATAGAAGAAGAAGAGAAGAAAGGATTTAAGTATACGCGTACATCAAGGTACTTCATCAGGAAGCAAGATTCAGACAAATCATGGATATCAGATCTAGCAGGATACTGTGAATTAGTAAAGAATGGAGAAGATCATGATGATGTAAAATATGTTGATAAAGTCTTTTAATTTTTAACACTTATAAATCAGTTACTTGTGAAAAACAGTTGTTTTTACACTTGTAAAAAGTTATATTTGTTACCCCAGTAAAATAAATCAGTCACATGACCAAACCAACAAAGTGGAAGACTCAAAGAGAGGCCTTTATAGAATCCTTGTCTTATCTACAAGGTAGACAATCAGGCAAAATTACAAGTCTTAAAACTCCCTGGAAAAAATTTAATGAAGCAACTACTGATGGTATTGAATGGCATAGCACAACAGTAATAGGAGCTAGACCAGCAACTGGTAAAACTTTAATTAAAGATCTTATCATAGTTGCTGCTTTCAAGCTTAATCCACTGAGTAACTTTAGAGTTTTAGAATTTCAATTTGAGATGTTGGGTAAAAACTCAGCTATCAGAGAGTATTCTCAATACATAGAAAAGAGTTATAAGTATTTATGTAGTGCAGATGGTAAATTATCAGATGAAGATTTTGAGAAATGTAAAGCTTATGCAAAAGCAAAGCTTCAATATCCTATAGACATAATAGAAGAATCTTGTAATGTAATGGAGTTTAAAGAAGCTATTGAAGAATATATGTTATTACATTCTTCTTTAAACAAAGAAGGCAAAAGAACTTACAAGAACACAATTGTTACCTTAGATCACTCTTTACTACTAGATAACAGCCCTTACGGGGATGATATGAGCATGTTGAAAGCTCTAGGTAAAACATTAACAGCATTAAAAAGAAAGTATCCAATAGCATTTATTATTCTTAGCCAGCTCAATAGAAATATTGATGCTCCAGATAGGAATGAAGATGGTAAGTATGGTAACTTTATATTGCCATCTGATATTTATGGATCAGATGCTTTATTACAACATGCAGATACTTTAATAGGTCTTAATCTACCAGGTAAGCAGAAGCTTAACTATTATGGTGTAGAGAGATTTATAATACAACAAGATCCAACAATCTTAGCTATGCATTTTTTAAAATGCAGAAATGGAGAAACAGGAACTGCTTTCTTCAGAACTATGTTTCATAAGATGCAAATAGGAGAAATGGAAGCACCAGGTAAGCAAGAAAGAAGAATGAGAACATAATGAGTATACCAACAGTAAGTAGTCCAGAAGACAAGAAAGAAAACCTTAAGAAAATCAAAGAATTTCATAAGGCAGCAATGGAAAAATTGGGAGTAAGTGATTATTCACTAATCCCTAAATTGGCCTATAGGCCTTCAGGTAAAACAGAATTGTATATAAGCTTTTTCTATAGTGAGATAAGCAGAGGACAAGATGTATACCTAGAATTTACAGACAGAAACAATGTTCCAGAAGATCCGGAAAGAACTCTATATTTATGGAAGTTCAACCCGCACTTTGAAGAGGAATATGAAAAAACAGAGCCTACAGAAGGTACAGGACACATAAGATATTTAGTGCCTGTAGAAGAACTCAAAGTAATCAAAAAAACTAGTCCTGAGGCTATGATTACCACAGAAAAAGAAGTTAAATTAAAGCCAGCTTTAGATTTTAGCTTACCTAATCCGGAAACAGATCCTCCCTTTAATGAGATGACTATTCGTGATTTAGCAGCAATCATGCTTAACAAACCAGTTAGCAATAAAGAATGGTTAAACATAATTATAAAAAATAAGTAATGGGACAAGAAATTACAGTAGCAGGGGATGGAGAGTTAAAAAACTTTCTAGCAACCCTCATTGAATCAAAACAACTTCCGGCTCACATAAAAACTGTAGAGCAAGCATTCACTATCGCGCAGATGGGTAAAGAATTAGGATTTCCTACAATGCAGGCATTCCATTACATTATTCCTATTCAAGGTAAATTAAGCTTAAGTGCAAAAGCAACTAATGCTTTACTAAGAAAAGGTGGTGTAAAATTCTATACTAAAGAAGATGGTGTATATGTTTACAAAGATGGTTCTGTAACTGAGATGAGAAAAGATATAGCAGAAAATCCTATGGATAGAAGAACTACTATTGTATTTATCAGAGATGGTATAGAAGAAACTTGTTCTTTTACATGGATAGATGCAACCGGCCAAGGTTTAAATACTAAGGATAACTGGAAGCGGATGCCTAAAGAGATGTTGTATGCAAGATGTTTAGCAAAAGGTGCTAATCGTGTTGGCTCAGATCTATTATTAGGTTTGTACATGACAGAAGAGTTAACTGATAGTTTCAATATCCCGGAGATAGCTGTGAAGCGTAATGAAGATGGTACTATCAAAGAAATAATAGATGTAACCCATACAGAAGTAAAATAATCCAAATAAAAAAAACAATATGAGTAACTTAAGTACAAAAAACATCAAAACTGGTGGAGATGGTGGAATGTCAAAGACATTAGAACCAGGAACAAATCTATGTAAAATTAATAATGTAACTCTTGAGGAATTCAAGTTTAAAGAGGGAGCATTGAATGTAATGTTTCATCTAGAAGGTGAAGACTTAGGTGATGACTTCCAAGGATTTTTCATTGATAAAAACAATGAATCTCTAGGTCGCCATAAAGGTAAAGTAGGTGTAGTAAAAGCTACAGAATGGGCTTTTGCAGATGGTGAAACTAAAAGTGGTATTGCTGTTAGCAGAGATTCAGAAATGATGAAATTCCTTAAACAATTATGCACAAGTTTTGATTGTGTAAAATGGTTTGATGCTCAGGATGATAAACATCCTACAATTGAATCTATCTATACAGCTTTTAATAAAGAAAAGCCTTTTAAAGATCAATTCTTTAGATTCTGTATTGCTGGTAAGGAGTACACCAATCGCGGAGGATACAAAGCTCATGAATTATTTTTACCTAAGTATTCTAAAGATGGAACACCTATTGAGAAAGATGATGTACAAGTATCAAAGCTAATTAAATACAATGAAGCAGATCATATCCGCAAAAAGAAAGAAGAAAAAGTAGAAGGGTTTGGAGACTCTAAAGCAGGTTCTGATTTTGAACTTTAATTAATAAGGGGAGGCAATTAAGTCTCCCCTTTTATATAATCAGTTATGTCAAAAATACAGAATCACCAGATTATTAATATTTAACAGAGAAGCATGCTGAGAACTAAATCACTAATTACAGAAATAACAGAGGTTCCAAGAGAATGGATATTTGAACACTATTTACAATTGCAAGAAAAGTTAACAGGACAAGATATAAAGATAAAGTCCGTGTTCAATAAAAATGATAAAACACCCTCAATGTGCATATATTATGCATCAAATAATACTTATAAGTATAAAGATTTTTCAACAGGAAAATCAGGAGATGCAATTAACTTAATTATGGAGCTTACTGAGCCAAAGCTTACTACAAGAGGTGAGACTGCTCATAAGATTATTGAAGATTATAATGCTTTTATTCTTAACAATAAAGATGATGGCATTAGACAATTCAAGAAAAAGTCTAAGTATAAAGTAGTAGATTTCACTATAAGATCTTGGAGTAATTTTGATGATAAATATTGGAGTAAATTCAATATAGGATCAAAACTATTAGAATTTTATAAAGTATCTCCTTTATCAGACTATAAATTACAAAAAGAAGAAGATGGTTCTATCACAGAACAAGTGATTAAAAGTACTAACATGTATGGTTACTTCCGGAAAGATGGTACACTCTATAAAATCTATCACCCTTTAGTGAAAGACTATAAGTTCATCAAAGTACAAGATTACATCCAAGGTATGGATCAGCTTACAATGAAGGTGCCATATTTAATCATTTGTAGTTCATTAAAAGATATTATGGCTTTCACAAAACTTGGTTACAAGAATGCAGAAGCCATTGCACCGGATAGTGAAAACACAATGATACAAGAGCATGTAATAACAGCACTTAAGCATAAGTATCAAGGAATCTGCACTCTATTTGATAATGATCCAGCAGGATTAGAATCCATGAAAAAGTATAAGGAGAAGTATGACTTACCTTATGTTGTCCTAGAGATGTCCAAAGATCTATCAGATTCAGTAAGGGATACAACTCTAACCAAGGTAAGGGAAACCTTGACTCCTATGCTAAAAGAGAAATTAATGAAACAAGCAGTAATAACAGAGTAATATGGACGAATTTCAGAAGTGGCTATTCAGCCTACCAATTCAAACATTAACAGATGAACTCAAAGATGAGATTATAACTCAGGCATTGAATGCTCAAGAAAGAGATAACTCATGAGTTGGATATACAATGGTAAACAGTTCCAGGATGAAGACATCCCGCCAGGAGCAGTAGGTTTCATCTACATGATCGAAGCAGTTATTGATGGTAAATCAGTAGCTTATATAGGTAAGAAGAACTTTCAAGCTCTTATAAAAAAGAAGCTTAGTAAAAAGAAATTACCTGTAGACAAAAGAAAGAAAGCTTATGAGCATGTAGCTAAAACTGCATACAACAATTATTACAGTAGTAATGAAGTGCTTAAAAAAGCACAGAAAGAAGGAGTAAAAATGAAGAGAACTATGCTCAAAATATGCTATAGCAAAACTGAATTGACTTACCAAGAGGTAAAGCATCAGTTTAAGTATGAAGTATTAGAGCATGATATGTATCTTAATGGTAACATCCTTGGTTCATTTTATAAACAGAAGAAAAATGAGTGAAGAAAAAAAAGAAATAAGCTGTACAATCCCTTTAGATAGCGGTTTTACACATGTACTATTTAATCTTGCTAGTCAAGGATACTCTCATATATATGCAAGATATAGCGGTAGTGGTGATAGTGGTGCTATAGATGAAATGTATCTAGTAGAAAGAGGCGGTGTTATTGAAGAAAATAAGGATGACCTTCCACAACTTGAAGAAGATGCTGTACTAGCTGATATAGAAAATGATCTATTTGAATTATTACAAGATAAAATATACAGTATAGCAGATAATGCAGATGACTGGTATAACAATGATGGTGGTGGTGGCGTTATATTTATTTCTACAGAAGATTATAAATATAAAGGTGATCATTATGTTAATGTAACAGAATCAGTACATACTGATGTAGAAGGTACTCTTGGAGATTAATATGGCACATCCATCAGAACATGCTAAATCCTCAGTTAAGAAGTGGGGTGGCGTAGAAGAAGACTATTTACCAATACATGAATGGTTTGATGCTACTAAAGCTTGGGTAGGACATTCTATACATAGAGTATTCCGCCATCACTCAGAAGGAATATTTGAGTGTGAAAGAGTATTTGGTAAACATTTTTTCAATAAGGACGGTAAAAAGGTCTATGTAAGATATGTAGGAGAACAACACGTAAAAGAAGATTGTAATAATCACATCCCATCAGCCAAAGAATGGCTGGATAACATAACAGAGAAAAAAACACCACTATGGATGCTAAAGACACTACCGATACAAGACTAGTAATTGATGAAGCAAGCTATAAGAATTTAAAAGAAATGTTGAATTCATCACCTGAAGATGTTCAAGTAGCTCTTAGTTGTATTAAAACATTAGATAAACAAAGAAACTTTGCTGCAATTGCTTTTCTCAGAAAAAATACAAAATGTGATATTCTTAATTGGATTCAGCAATGCAATACTCACTTAAAATATCAAGAAAATCTAGGCATTCCTGTTGGATATCACATAAAAATTTCTGATATTTATAGGGCTTTAGGTAATGAAACTGCATATAAAGATGAGAACAAAAAATTCTTTACTGCAAGATATGTTGAGTTTTTAAAGAGTACCATTGCAGGAATGGATTTTGTTGAAAGTATTGAAATCAAAGTAAAACTTAAAGATTATGAATAACAAAACAGATGAATTGGCCAAAGCCAGTAAAGATCTGATGTTAAAGGAGCCCTTCTATGGACTATTCCTAATTATGCTTAACAAGCAATGGAATAATCAAGCTGTACCAACAGCAGGTGTAAGTAGACAGGGTATTAACTATCAGCTTTACATAAATGAAAACTTTTGGAATAAGCTAAACACTAACCAACACATAGGTTTATTGAAGCATGAGCTTCTACATATTGCCTTTTTCCATATTACAGATTATGATCATCTTACAGATAAAGAAATTGCTAATATAGCAATGGACATTGAGATCAATCAGTATATAGATAAGGATTTCCTACCTCCAGGTCCACAACTTCCGGAATCATATCCAGAACTAAAGCTTGAAGCAAAGAAGGGTACTCAGTATTATTATGACAAATTAATGCAGGGTAAGCAAGCAGGAAATTGTCCAAATCTTAATGCTATGCTTGCTGCAGGTGCTGTTGGTATTCCTATGCCTGGAGAAGGTGATCAACCTGGTGGAGGACAAATGGTAAAAATCAGAGCCAAAGGTGGTGGTGAGATAGAAGTACAACTTCCAGATCACAGTACTTGGGGTGAGTTTGATGATCTTGATGAAGCCACTAAGAAGCTAATTAGGACTCAGACAGGGCATATCCTATCGGAAGTAGCAGATCAAGTTACAAAGAGCCGTGGAACAGTTCCTGGAGAGATGGCAGAGATCATTAAAAGGATTGCTATTGTTGAAGAACCTAAGTTCAACTGGAGAGGTTACCTAAGACGGTTTGTAGGAGGTAGTACCAAAACCTTCACAAAGATGTCCCGGTCCAAGCCTAACTTCAGATTTCAGGAGAACCCAGGCTTAAAACACAAGACGCGTAGAAAGATCTTAGTAGCAATTGATACCTCAGGTTCAGTAAGTACCAATGAGCTTAAAGAGTTCTTAGGTGAGATGAATCATATTCATAGAACCGGAACTGAGATCATGGTTATACAGTGTGACAGCGCTATCCATCACATGGAGAGATTTGATCCTAAGAAGGATCTTGAAATTCATGGTAGAGGTGGAACTAGCTTTACACCTGTTACAGACTATTATGATGCAAATTTCAGAAAGTATAATTGCTTAATCTTTCTTACAGATGGTGAAGCACCGGCTCCAGACAAATGCCGAGGCCCTGTATTATGGGTAATGTCATCTCAATCAAGTATTAATAATGATCTACAAGGTCTAGTAATCAAATTAAATTAAATTATGTCAGCACAAATAGCATTAAATGCAGAAGAGTTAAAAGAATTTTTAACCTATATCCACAAGAATAATCAATTATTAATCAGTAAGAAGCTACCAGCTCAGACTGTTAATGTAGAAGGTGAAGCAGGTGGAGGAAAGACTTCAACTATATTACAGCTTGCCAATGAAATGGGTATGGCTTTAGTAAGGAAAAATTTAGCTGAGTTAGAAGATGTTTCTGATTTAGTAGGTTATCCGTGTAAAGAACATGAAATGATTGCCAAAGATGGCGAAACAAAGAAATGGGTAGTAGAAGGTATTATGCCTCAGTATATCACAGCAGGTTATAAACCAACTAATGAGAAACGCATGACTCATGCTGCTCCAGAATGGGTACAATCAGCAACAGGACCTATCATTCTTTTATTAGATGATTATAGCAGAGCTTCTGAGAAGTTTGTTCAAGCTACTATGACTTTAATAGAGAATCAAACTTACAACAACTGGAGATTACCAGAAGGATCAATGATACTTCTAACTTCTAATCCTGATAACGGAGTATATAGTGTAACAGCATTAGACAATGCTCAAAAGACTCGTGTAATCAATGTAAGTTATAAGTTTGATGTTTCTGTGTGGGCAAGATATGCAGAGAAGACCGGTATTGATGGCAGATGTATTAACTTCTTGTTATTACATCCTGAACTTATGGAAAAGAATACAGAACTTAATGCAAGAACTGTAACTATGTTCTTCAATAGTTTAATGTCTATTCCTGATTTTATGGCTCAATTAGGTTTGATTCAGCAGTTAGGTGAAGGTACTACTAGTGGTGATTTTACTACTATGTTTACTACATTTATTCATAACAAGTTGGATAAAATGGTTACTCCTAAAGATATGTTACTTCATGATAATGAACCATATATTATTGGAGAAATCAGATCTTGTATTGGTGCCGGACCTCAGTATCGCGCAGATATAGCAAGTGTGTTAGCCCAAAGGTTAATCAATTTTACTATAAACTATGCAGAAGATAACACAATTACACAAAAAGTAACAGACCGCTTAATCAGATTTGCTACAGATGATTTATTTACTAATGATTTGAAATATATCATTATTAAGAAGATCATCAATGCAAATAAGCAAAAGTTTCAAAAGCTTATGCTTAATGCCGATGTGGTTAAGATAGCCATGAAATAATGGAAGAAGTAATAGAAAAATATGTACCAGTAGTAGCAACTCCCCTGAAAGATGGGGGGTCTACTCCGGTATTGGATGAAGAAACATATAATACCTTATTAGGTATGCTTAAAAGTAATGATGAGGGTAATCACAAGATGGCCCAACTGATTCTTAACACCTGTGATATTCAAAAATCTATTTATTGGCTATGGAAAATGACCAGAGAACTTGGGTGGAAAACAAATAATATGGTTAATCTAAGAACAAAAGCTAGCAGATCTTTCAGAGATCTTAGTACTTTATTTTCTGTGTGTAATATGACTCCTTTACACTTTGCTGAATTCTGTAATACTAAAGGTTGGTTAACCTCTGAGATTTATATGAAACTAGAAGATGATATTATAGAAACAGTGTCTAAAAGATTTAATAATACATTTTATAATGTAGATTTTAAAATTAAGAATAAGTATGAACATCTTCCATTAACAAAAACAACAATAAAAAATTATGAAGAAACCGGAGGGTAGAACAATCATAATGATTGATAAACTACATAAACCAGAAAATACAATTGATTATGCTCATATAGAAATATTTGAGAACAGTCCTTTAAAAGGATTACCAAGAAAGTACATGCCAACAGCTGGAGATCGCATCTTCATCTATCCGGATAGTAATATTCCAAGATTTAAACTAAAGAGTTTTTGTGAAAAACATAAATTATCCATAGCAAAAGCTAAGGAAACAGCTAATGTATTTTTCATGGATCCAGATTCTGCTAACAGAAACAATGCATATTATTCAACAGATAATTATGCTCATCTAATGCATAGAAGTTATTTTCTTGATTATGTAAAAAAAGCTACAAGAGTAGGTGACAAAAGATATATTCAGCTAATAACCGATCTAACAAACTCTCAAGAGGATGTGATATACTTAGAAGACTACTATGGTTTTAAAGATAGAGGTCTTAATAACTATAGACTTGATATTGTACAGAAAGATAATTTAGATGATGATGAGGATGATAGCTTAGTTAATTGTGAAAATCGTTCTATAGTATTCTTTATAGCTAATGTTGAGCAACAACAAGCTATGGATGCTTTGGTAGGAAAAGATGTTTATCACTCTGATGCGCTATTAGCTCTACTTAATGAAGGTAGTGTAGTAGATAAAGAAATGTATGATGGAATCATGAATCTTTTTGAAAGTAGTGATAATAATGATCATAAAGTTGCTATGGAAGCTATGGCTAATTGTGATTATGAGAAATCAGCAGTGTATTTACTAATGGTATTTTATCATCATCAGAATGAGATTTACAATTCAGATACTAAATCACATGTTAACTTCAAGAGTTATCTTAATTTCTTTGATTTGCAAGTTAGACGTAGTATAAGCATAGATGATATGATTGATAAGCTTAAGGATAAAAGATTACTTAATAGTTCTAACCTAGCTATACTGATGAAGGAAGCAAAAAAAGTTATCAAGGATAATATAGAGGGTAGTACAGAATATTTTGTATTTACTGATATAGCTCCTGTAGAAGAGATCCAGAAGGAAGTAGCAGAGACAGATGCTGAAGAAGCAGCACAACAAGTACAACAACCGGTTGCAGTACAAATGCCGGCACCTGATCCAATGGGTGTATCAGTACTAACAGATCTATGATAGAAACAATAAAAACACCACAAGAGTTAGAGAAAGAATTTTATAGTAAGCCCCTGGTACTAAGTTACTCAGGCTTAAATAAATTACTATTCTCACCTAAACTCTATTACAAACATTATGTCCTTCAACAGAGGGAAGAGAAACTTGAAAGTTATTTAATAGATGGAAAAGTTATTCACAATTTATTGCTTGATGATGGTAGTTTTGATAAAAGTTTCATACTTTTGCCATCCACTCTACCCACAGGCAACTCAAGACTAGTTATAGATAAAGTATTTCAAAAACACAAAGAGCACATCCTTAGTTCTTTTGGAACAATAGGTACTCTAGATGATTTTGGAAAAGATATTTTAGATATACTCAAAGAGATCAACTTACATCAGGCACTCAAGACAGATGCTCAAAGATTTGCAAAAATAATTACAGAAGAAACTATAAGTTATTTTGAATTCTTAAAAGTAAAAGGCAATAAGGATTTAATAGATAATGAAACACTACAAAGATGTAATGAAGCAGTAGATGTAATTAAGAGTAACAGTAAAGCAACTGAACTTTTAGGTACATACCGATCAGAGATGGATAATACTAAAATACACAATGAACTAATGCTGTCTATAGATCAGTATAGCTCTGCGGAATTTTCATCTTTTGGACTAAGAGGAGCCATAGATAATATGAAAATTGATTTTGATGCTAAAATCATTTATATCAATGATCTTAAAACTACTGGTAAAACTGTTGCAGACTTTGAAGAGACCGTAAAGTTTTATAACTATAATCTACAGGCAGCAATTTATCAAAGGCTTGTTAAAGAAAAGCTAAAGGATAGTATTGATGCTGATTGGAAAATAGTTTTTCATTTTATAGTAGTAGATAAGTATAATCAAGTCTACTGTTTTGAAGTGAGTCCTACCACAATGCAGAACTGGCAAAATGAATTAAATCTTAAGCTAGCAGAAGCAGAGTGGCATTATAAGAATAATAAGTATGATTTACCCTTTAAATTTGAGACAGGCCAAGTAATTTTATAATAACTATGGCTATTAAATCTTTGTACAAAAATTATTTTCAGAAAAGTAGGATATTCATGTATCCTATTCTGGAAATAAAACGCGGGGCAAGTGTAACCCCTATTGAAACCTACATATCTTGGCATGAGCAGTATTCATGTAAAGATATGAAACTAATATGTCTATATCATTTAAGAGATGATTTAGAATTTAGAAATTTTGAGAAAGATAGACTATTGAAAAATAGGCATTTTTATGACTTCAAACAACTTGAAGATCATAAAGGAGCTTATGTTTTTGATTTCTCAGAATACAGAAAAGATTGGGAAAAACTAATAAATGGAAAATATTCTGAAGTTAGTTATTCATACAAGAAAAAGATTGAGAATTTTTATGGTAAAAGAGATTCAAATTATGCTTATGTAGAAAGTTTTCTGTATCCAGAAAAATACTATTCTATGTATGCAGAAATGCTAAAAGTTGAAGAATCATTATTGAGAGAAGTAAAAGAACTTTGTTCTGAAATGGATCTTGATAAAGAAAACTTAGTAGCTAAGATAATAAATTTGGAACTAGGCATAAAAAATAGTAATTTGTAACCCCAAAACAAAATAAAATGAGTGACTTAAAAACAATGATGTTGATAACTGTACCATATACAGCAACAGAAAAGAGTTTCAGAATGATTCCTGTAACCGCAGATTGTCCATACATAGATGTTGTGTACTGGAAAGACAAAAAAGTATTGGAGATTAACTCTCCATTCAAGAAACAAGAGCATGCCTATTTTCCAAAGTTAGATGATAATGGAGATATGGAAAAAAGAAAGCATCCTATTCAAGATGAAAATGGTCAACCTATGATCTACAAACAAGAAAGAAGAACTACAGAAACACTACAGAAATATTATATAATAGAGCAAGTGGAAATCATGGCTTTCATTGAAGCAATAGCAATCAATGCAAAGACTGTTGATTACATGAGTATCTTATCAAGTAAAGATGTTGTAATTGAAGCACCAAAGTCTTCAATTATCATGCCTTAATCTCAAAAATAAAAACCATAGCTGCAGAAGGGGAGTAGAAATACTCTCCTTTTTGTGTCTTAAACATATAGGGGGGACAGCTGAACTGAACAAAACTAACATGGCTAAAGACAATTGGGTAATGGATTACGAAACCCTGATAGATTGTACTGTTCTAGTAGCAGAACACTATACAGGAACTGAAACAAGAGTATTTGTAGTAAGTCGTCTAGAAAATCAGATTGCAGAGCTAATAGATTTTCTAGAACAAAATAAAAAACAAGATGAGTGGCACATATCATTTAACGGGTTAGGTTTTGACTCACAAATTACAGAGCACATACTAAGAGCCAAATCACATCTTTTAAAACTAAATGCTGTAGATATTGCTGGATGGATCCACAAGCAAGCACAAAAGATAATAGACGGTCAAGATGAAAGAAGATTTGCAGAATTTAGTGAAAAAGATCTAAGTATTAGGCAAATTGATGTATTCAAGCTTAATCACTGGGATAACCCAGCTAAGAGATCCGGTTTAAAGTGGATACAATACTCTATGGACTGGCCAAACTTATTAGATATGCCAATAGACCATACAGAGTCAATAACCTCTCAGGAGCAGCTTAATACAATAATTGAGTACTGTAAGAATGATGTTAGATCTACTAAACAGATTATGCAGCTTAGTAAGGAACAGATCAATCTCCGCAAGACTCTAACAGCTGAATACAAAATCAACCTTTTTAGTGCTTCAGAACCAAGAATATCCAAAGAGTTATTCCTACACTTCTTAAGCAAAGGAACCGGTATAAGCAAGTATGATCTTAAGAATCTCAGAACCAAAAGAGATCTAATCAAAATATCAGATATCATACTACCCTATACAAACTTTAAAAGTTTAACCTTTAAAAGTTTATTAGAAAACTTTCAAAGTTTAATACTGAATGCTAATAACACCAAAGGAGGATTTAAGTATAGTTTGACTCATAAAGGAGTTAAAACAGACTTTGGTCTAGGTGGTGTACATGGTTGTACAAAAGCTGGAGTTTATGAATCCGGTAATGGCATGTTGATACTATCATCTGATGTTGTATCATACTATCCAAATCTAGCTATTAGAAACAAGTGGGCCCCGGCTCATCTACCTAAGCAAGAATTTTGTGAGATATATGAATGGTTCTTTGAAGAAAGAAAAAAGCTACCTAAATCAGATCCTAAGAACTATGTATTTAAGATTATCCTAAACTCAACCTTTGGATTAAGTATAGACGAGAACAGTTTCCTATATGATCCTCAATTTGGCATGCAGATAACCATCAACGGGCAGCTAAGCCTTATGATGCTGTATGAGATGATAAGTGAAGGTATACCAGAATCGGTTCCTCTAATGCAGAATACAGATGGTGTAGAGTTTATGATACCTGAGAAAGATCAGGAAAAATATCTTGAAATCTGTAAAGAATGGGAAAAACTGACTCAACTCAGTTTAGAACATGACCAATATCAGAAGATGGTTATCAAAGATGTCAATAATTACTTAGCGGTATACTAGTTATTAAGAAAATTTGTATTAATAACTATATTTCTTTATATTTGTTTTATGAAAGCAAATATAAAACATAAAAATCTAGCTGGTATTTATATGATTAAAAATCTAATAAATAATAAGGTTTATATAGGTAAATCTATGAATATTTATGCTAGAATATGGGAACATAACTATAGATTAAATAAAGGAGTATCTGATAGTCCTCATCTACAAAATTCTTGGACTAAGTATGGTTCTGAAAACTTTGAATATACAGTACTAGAAGTACTTACAGATGAGATAGAAATTGCTAAAAAGGAACTTTTCTGGATGAATGCTTTAAATGCTTTAAGTAAAGATCATGGATATAATTTAAGATCAGATAGTGATTCTCAAATGATTGTTCATGAGTCTACAAGAAAAAAAATATCAAGTAGATTGAAAAAAGAATGGTCAGAGGGTATAAGAAAAGAGCATGGACAAAAACTTTCAGCTAATTGGAAAACTACACCTAATAGAGGAAAGATACAAGCTAAAGTATTGTCAAGAGTATTAACTAAATACCAATATAAAGTGAACAATAGACTTTTAGATTATAAAAGGCTAAAAAGATGCGGTCTTAAAAATGTTCTAGCAACTTTTCATAAACAAAAAATCAACAAAGTACTTTTTAGAGGTATAAGTATAGAAAGGATAAAATTAAATGGCTGAGAAAAAAAAAGTAAAATGTAAAGGCTTATTTGAATTTAGCAATTTAGCACTTCATAAAAACAAAAGTTTTTTAATCATACCTAAAGCTTTATACGCGTTCTTTGTAGAAGGCAAGATACCTGAACAGTTTTTACAAGAAAATAGAAATATCTATGACTATTGTGCAGGTGTAAAAATCAAGGGTGATTGGGAGTTTCAACAAGTATGTGTAAAGGATCAGGTGATAGGTAGAGAAAAGCTACAAAAAACACTAAGGTATTATATCTCACCAAAGGGATGTAAGATCTATAAAGTAAATAAGTCTGATGGAAGAGAGATTCAGCTGGAAGCCGGGAAGTGGATGCAAGAAATATTCAATCTCTACGAAGAGAAATCTTGGGCAGACTACCAGATTGATGAAAGCTATTATCTGGACAAGATTTACAAGGAGATAAATAACATCATTCCAAAAAATAATCAACTAACATTATTTTAAATGCATTTTGAGACAGTAAAATTCCAGTGTTATTACTGTAGAGAATACCTCACGGATCTTAACAGAACTAAGGACCATGTTATACCTAAGTCCAAGGGTGGGAAACTATCCAAGGACAACAAGGTGTATGCATGCAGAAAGTGTAACCGGAATAAAGGAGACCTAACTATAGAAGAATGGATAGAGAAATTGAAAGTTTTAAAATGTACACCAAAGACAAAGAAGATGTTTGGTAAAAAGCTTATAATACTACCCACTCTCTATGGAATAATAGAAACATTAATTAATCAAGAAAAATGGCAAAAAGAGCAATCACAGCAACAAAAGAATTATTAATGGCAGCACCTCTGCCAGTTTATGAAGGAGATACTTATACAGTAATCCCACATGAATTTGTAATAGCAGAAACCGTAAGAAACCTAACAACCCAAGGGTTTAAAGTAAAGCAAGAGCTCTACAGATGCAACCAGAACGCGAACATAGCACAAGGCATATACCATTTAGATTACTCAGATGATCCTGATATGGGAATGATGTTTGCTTGGAGTAACTCATATGATAAGTCAATGAGATTCAAATGTGCAATTGGAGGTTATGTCTTTGTATGCATGAATGGAATGGTAAATGGCAACATGGGAGCCTGGGGAAGAAAGCATACAGGATCAGCAGATTCAGAGACAACAGAAACAATCCAAACTCAGATAAGTAAAGCAAAACAATACTACAAGCAATTAGTCTATGATAAAGAAACTATGAAAACAATCATAGTAGATGATAAAACAAGAGCTGAATTAGTAGGAAGACTTTACTTTGAGGAAGACTTACTCAATACAGAACAGCTGACATTAATCAAACACCAAATGCATTCACCAAAGTTTGATTATAATGCAGACACAAAAAGCTTATGGGCCTTATACAATCATATAACCCTAAGCTTACACAAATCACATCCTAAAGACTGGCTTGATCATCAAAGACTCGTACATTGGTTTTTCACACAAGAGTACGGAATTCAACCATTAGTCCTTCAAGAAGACACACCTAATGAGGTTACAGAGAATGTACAGGAAATAGTACAAATCATACAACCCACTCTGGCTGATATAGTTAATATAACAATCCCTAGAGAGGATCCTATTCAAGAAATAGAAAATCCTTTTTTAAAAGAAGATGTTATTATTAAAATAGATAAACCAGTTATTGAACAACTAGACTTATTAGATGCTATCAAGGAGGCAGAAAGTGAAGGTAATTTAAACCATTTATAAAATGAATGACAAGAATATATATGAAGAGCACAAGCTCAAAGATGGCCACATCTTACAGATATTTCAAGACACTTGGGCGGAAAGCCCGAGGTCTTGGGATAATCTAGGCACCATGGCAATATTCCACAAAAGATATAATTTTGGGGATGAAGTAGATTTTGCATCAGAAGACTTCGGAAACTGGTCAGAAATGCAAGAGCATATTGAAAATGAATTAAAAGCTAGTGTATGCATACCTATTTTTATGTATGATCACAGCGGTATAACAATTAACACAGAAGGTTTTTCTTGTCCATGGGACTCAGGACAAGTAGGATTCATCTATGTAACAGATAAAAAACTTAAAGAAGAATACAAAGAATCAGTAATTACAGAAGAAGTAATAAAAAAAGCTACAGCAAACTTAAAGCTTGAAGTATCAACCATGAATCAATATGTTATGGGTGATGTTTATGGATTTCAACTAATTAAAAAAGAAGGAGAGGAAGAAATAATAATTGATTCCTGCTCAGGCTTTTATGGAGAAAACCCCTCTAAAAATGGAATGCTTGACTATATAAAAGAGGAAATTATTCCTGAAAATTTAATATTTTAAAACATGAAAGAAAATCCTGAAAAAGTAAATTTAGAAGAAATATTGTTTAATTTTGATACATCAAGTGAGCAAGAGGAAAAACAAGTAGAATTCCTTTACTCTTATTACATAGCTAAGCTTAAGATGCTCCGTAAGGAAAATCCATATTTATATACAACAAAAGAAGCTGCCAAAAGAGAAGGTTTATATAAAGATTTAATCTCAGCTAGTGCATGTTATCTACATGACTTAAAATTTAAAACCAAGAACAATGAAGGAAACAATTAGAAAAGTGGAAATCTTCCATGAAGCTTTTAAGCAAAAAAATGGCACAGGCCCAATGTTGTTAACAACAGGAGAAGCTGAACTACGCCATAGATTAATGGCTGAAGAGAATGAAGAATACTTAGAAGCTTGTAACAAAGAAGACATGGTAGAAATAGCAGATGCTTTAGGGGATCAGCTGTATATATTATGTGGAACTATTCTAAAGCACGGTCTTCAACATAAGATAGAAGAAGTGTTTAATGAAATTCACCTTAGTAACATGAGTAAGTTAGATGCTGATGGCAATCCTATCTTAAGAGAAGACGGCAAGATTATGAAGAGCAACCGGTATTTTAGGCCGGATATTGCAAAGATCATTTTCAAATAAAAATTATAGAGATATTCCTTCGGGAGTATCTCTATTTTTTTTTAATTACCCTGAGATACTCTTGGTTTCCTATAGTTCTTACTATTAGGATTAGAAGAGGTTTTACTCTTAGCATGAATTCCTTTTCTTTTAATTTTTGCTTTGATCTTAATAGATCCTGTTACTGTTTGCTTAGCCATTGTTATTTGTTTAGTGTTCCTTTGAATGATTCTACTGCTTCTTCTGGTTTAATATTATAACCAGAGTAACCCATAAGTTTTAAGAAGTAAGCCCATGATTTGTTGTCTCCTTGATTCCATATACCTGACTTTTTTTGAAATTCTAGTTCTTCAGGATCCCATGTAAAGAAGAATTGATCAGTAAACTTGATAGCTCTTTCTAAAGTTCCTGTCATAGCAGATGGTGACTTAACAACCCTGTATGCATCTGGAAGACTAATATACGCGAAAGTCTCACTTCTCATACGGATTAATTCATATAGTGTGAAGTTGTATGCATAGTTTTTCTTTAAATCTTCATCATCATCACCGGCTGCCATTAGTATAGCAATCAGAGCTGTAGATGTTATAATGATTGTAGCTTCAGCTATTACTCTTTTTATCTGAGCTTTTTCAAATGCTGAATATGTAGACCAATTTTGTGCAACATTAAATTTGTAATCTCTAAGATCTCTTACAAAAGTATTCCAGAAAGTTCTATAAAAACCTTCAGTAATAGTACCTAGTTCTTGATCCATTGATAAAGACTTAAACCTTCTCATGTATCCAGGAACAAGATGCTTTCTATACATTGTAGCTAATCTTCCTAAAGAATATCTACCAGCTGTACCTTTATCAAAATCATTGTAAACACCATGCATTCTTTTACTTAAAGCATGAAGTCTATTTTGTAAAGCTTGTCTTTTCTTTTCTGTAAAATCTGTGTTTTCAGCAACACCTGTTACTCCAAACTTTTTATAAGCATTTAGCAAAGTCATCTGGGTACCATCCTTAGCTGTAACTGTAGTTGCATCCATAAGAGCAAGCATACATGATACTTGTATTTCATGTTCACCAAACTGCTGGTTAAAGAATAATGTGTTAGTTCTAAATAGCTTGCTTGCTACGGAACCTGTAACATCTTTACCATAATGATCTTTATATGTTCCTTGCATAGGATCATATCTATTTATAAGTTGACCAAGAAAACTTTCAGGGTAAGACTTTCCAAAGTCAGCAAGTATTCCTGGTAACTCTTTCATATACTCAACTTTACCTAAAGCTAGATTTTTCTTATTAAAAAATTCTCCTGAGTTAGCTTCTATAATTAACTGTATATTACCTTGTAAGTTATTAGCCACACCTTTAAGAACATCTAGGGCAATAGTAGTAACGGCTGATATACCGGTACCAATATTTGTTATTTTAGATAGAGAAACACCTAATATTTCTTCAGCCTTTTGCATCTCTCCATAGACAACCATATCTATAAAAGCATCTACATGTTTTTTAGAATAAGCTTCTCCATTTTGTTTAATGTACTCTACATAACCTTGCTTATTAGCAAAAGCATCAAGAATAGGCTCACCTTTACTATTAGTTTCAGCAATTTTTCTATCTCCTATAATAGTTTGGAACATAGATATTTCTGAGTGTATCTCATTTAAAGCTTCATATCTATTAGCCATTGCTGCAAATAACAGTACTGACTTTGCTAAGTCAAGACTAACATTTTCTGCATTCATAGCTTGTGTGTAGTGAACAGGTAAAAACTTTGCTTCTGTTTCTCCTAGACCAGCTAGACCAAATTCTGGATCATAAACTTTAACATTAATAGCATCTGAGAAATTTTGTTTTGTTAGATCTATAAGGCCATTTGCTATAGCTCTTTCTAGGTCAGACTTTGGTACAGAAGGTACTCTAAAACCTCTTCTTTTAGAAGCCGGCAATTTATCTTGTGCTTCAAAGTATATTTTTAGTAGAGCTTTATGATATTCACCCTTATTATTTTTAGGCTTATCATTAACATCGTACATAGCTAACCACTTAGTACTTATATATTTTTTTGCAGGTTGTGATAGTTCTCTTTTATAAGTAGTATTACCAAACTTGTCTGTATACATCACAGACTTTTTCCACTTGTTATATTCTTCTTCTGTTATAAGATTAGCATTCCTTTGTTTTTCTTTTGCTGCTATGATCTTGTCTATCTCCTCTTTAGGTTTAGGCTCTGTATTTTCTCTGTTCCAGGCAGCAACCTTGGATATGTATTCTTTAAGCTTTATTTTTTCCTGTTTAGTAGGGACTTCAGATAACTTAGGAGCTTCGCCTAAAGACTTGCGGAAAGCTTTTCTAGCTTGCTTAAACTTTTCTTGATCATACTTTTGTACAAAGTCTATTCTTTCTGCAGTCTTTTTCTCACCATTTTTATCTGTATAGGTAACAGTTACTGTTTCATATATACCTTCATTAAACTTTGCAGGGTTATCTCTATTAGCAGTGTTAGATGCTTTATAATTATCAAAAGCTTTGCCTACATATTTTAAGTTATCATCATCCTTCATCCGGGCATTTTCTAGTTGACTCTTAACCGCTTTAGCAAATAGAGCTAAAACTGAATCTTCAGAACTAATAAGTGGATCCATTAAGAAACTAAGTACTCCTGTATCAGAGGTAAAACTTCTAAGAGCTTCAACAAGTGTTTTTTTATTTAAAGAAAAAGATTGTAGTTTATCTATTTTATCTTGGTACTCTTTTGCTCTTTCTTCTTTTTTCTTATCACTTAGATTTTCAAAAGCTAAGTTTTTAATACGCTTGTTCAGTGTATCTATTTGGTCAAGAATAGTAGCTCCCAACTCAGTAGTATAACCTAATAAAAAGTCAGCCATCAAAGGTATACCTTGATTTATGTATCTTGCTTTTATATCATTTTTTGTTGCAATAGCTGCACTTACAAGTTGTTGTGGAGTAAGTTCACCTTCTGGTATCTTTATACTTACTCTTTGCATAAAGTACTCTTTTAAGTCAGCATTATTTAACTCATCTAATATAGAGTAACCATTAATAAAATCAGATATAGCTAACATCTTACCCATCAGATCTTTTCTATCATAAGCATCTTTATTTTTTATAAGATCTTCTAATTGTTTTTTTGCTCTGTTAGCATTGTTATATGCATCTTTAATAAATATGTATATAGAATCTACACCTTCTGCAGCCTCTATATTTTTGATAAGATCTTGTAGTTTTTTTTCTTTTGTTTCTTGATCCCTTACCACTTTTTGCTGTAGAATAGCAAGTTGTTTATTAACAAAAACTTTGATAGAACCAATAAGCTTGCCAAAAGCTGTGTCCTTTTCAGGATCAATATCAGGAACCTCTTCTTTTTCTGCTTCTGGTTCACTGTTAAGATCTTCATTATCAGCAAAACCTCTTTCCTCCCATAGCTCTAAAGCTCTTTCTCTATTACCATTGGTTTCTTTTAGTATGTCTTTCCACTCTTGTGAGGATTCATTAGGACAACTATTTAGCATAACTTATCTAGTATTTTGTTTATTTTATTTAAGTCTTCTTGTGTTTTAACAGCCTCCAAGTTACTAATAATATCTTTTACATCATAACCTTTTTCAGCTAATAGCTCAGTTAAGTTTGTTTGTCTAACAGCCTTATTTATCTTTTTAAGTAGTTCTTGCTTTTTGTTTACAATATCTGGCTCTACATCTGTAGTAGTAGGTTGAACAGCTGGTTGTGTAGTAAGTTTAGCTGGTGCAGTTGGCATTTCGGGCTCTAAATCAGCGGCTCTTCTGAATGTAAAAGTTACAGTGTAGTTACTAGTAACTGTACCATCAGGTAATGTAATTGGAGGAAAACTTGAATCAGTTTTTGGTGCTTCAATAACATCATGTACTGCTTCAAATCTACCTTTACCATCCATACCAAATGTATAAATATCACCATTACGTAATGTAAGTGTTTTAGGATTTACCATTTGACCGGCTCCTCTTACTGCTTTACCTCCGTTATCATCAACTCTTACTTTATGTTCATTACCTAATACATATACTACAACTGGATAACCTTTAGCAGTATTAGATTCATCAATATCAGTATGTCTATATAATTTTGTACCCTTAGTATATATATTATTTAAAGCAATGTCATAGTTAGACATATCAATACCTAATGTTTTTTCTATATGTCTTTTTAAGAAATCTAATTCTTTAATGTTTGGTACTGGTGTGCCATCATTATATTTAGAGTCATAAAAATAATAAGGTTTAATAGGTTGTAATTTACCAGTAGCATTAAAATCTACTTGAGCTGGTTGAACTTTTAATTTTTCTCCTGTAACATTTTTGGTATTATTACCTTTCCATTGCCATCCATAACTAAACATAAGATTAGCTGTGTTACTACCATTTTCAACATAAGCATTTTTCTTAATGTTGTCTGATATTGCATTTACTAATTTGTTATCAAACTCTTTAGTAGGATTTGTTGAAGCTTGTACTACACCATATTGAGGTATAACTTCCTTAACTTCAACACCAGTAGATGGTTGAGTAGTAGAACTCTTAAGTTTATCAAGAATCTGAGATCTCTCAGCAGCTTTTTTGTATACCTCATTACCAGTAGATAATGAGAATATTTTATTCTTACTATCTACAACAAACATCTTATTGTTAAACTCTACTTTAGGTAAAGTTTTTATATAACCTAATTTGTCTATGTTAGGAGTTCCTGTAAACTTGGTACCATCAGGATCAGTAAGTTGTGCTTTTCCAGCAGCATTAATATTCCATAATAAATATGGCTTTTCATTATAAGATACTACATCACCTGGTTGAGGAGTCTTTTCTACAGCAGCTGGTTGAGTGATAGGTTGAGCAGAAGACTTATTAGCAATAGCTGCTTTTAATTGTTCTCTCCAATTAGCATCTGCCATGTTAATAGTAGGTATACCTTTTCTTCTTGCCATTTCAACAGCTTGCCCTGTACCACCTTTTGGTCTTAAAGGATCTTTTGTTTCTTGAGCATAGAATAATACAAAGTCTACTGTACTATCAAGATTTTTACCAAAGATTTGGTTAGTATTTCTAGCCATAAGCTTTACTGCTCCTGGTGTTAATCTATCTGGTGCAGGGTGTATTTCTTTAACTATACTGTTGGACTTTTCAGTAACATTTTCATTATACTTATCAACAGATGTAACACCATTAATAGTTTTTCTTATACCATAAGGACCAAACAAAGTTTTGTTTTTACTTCCATCTGAGAAAGCTTTATCTGCACCTTCTTCATCTAAACTTGTTTCTTTATTTTTAAAAGTAAAGCCTGTTTGTAAAGTGTAGCCTAAACCATCAAGATAGTTAGCAGCTTTAGTCATCAGATCAAGAACTTCTTTTGGAGTTTCTCTAGATCCTATACCAGCATAAGTCATAGTAGGTGTAGCAGATTTTCCAGGAAGTGAATCAAACACCGGTCTTGTTTTATCTGTAGAAACTTGTGGTTGAATGTTTTGTGTAGGTTCAGCTAGTTTAAACTCTATTTGCCATGCATTATCAAGTTCTGGTCTTACTTTATTTTCAAAGTAATCTACAGACCAACCTTCTAACTTAGACCAAGACTCAGGATTTTTATCTGAACCTTTCAATGGATGAAGAGCTTTTGTAACAACAACATCAACTGTTCTACCATCAGCAGATTCCCAAGTTATTATATCACCAACCTTAGCACTTTTCCAATAGTCAAAAGCTTTTTTATTACTATATCTTGTAGTAGCTGTTCTTTCACCTTTAATTATTGCATCAAAGGTTGTGTTACTTGTAACATCAGATCTCTTATTTTTACCATAAGACATTGTCATTTGTCCTGATAATCTATTAACTGGCTGAGTAGTAGTAGTAGGTAGAGCAGGTGCTGTTTTTATAGCAGGAAGAGGAGCTTCAGATATACCTGTCTCAAGGTTTACATCTCTAAGATATATCTCACCGGTTACTTTATCTACTAAGTCATATAAGTTCTTGCTATTAAGCAACCACTTAGTCATGTTATTATTAGTAAAGAATGTTTTAGGTAAGGTGCCTTTGTTTTTATCTACCTCCATTTTGAAAGCTGCTAGATCACCATCAGATATTATCTTAGGGTTAGCAATCACTTTTGTAGTTTCAACACCCGGGATGTTTGCTGTAGATGGTTCAACCTTAGCTACTTTTTTGCCACCAAAGTTGTTTACATTTACTACAATCTTTTTACCTGTAGCTTTAAGTCTATCTGTAGCTACATGATAGTCAAGTATAGCCTGATCTACTTCATCAGCTGTTAAGTATGTATTTTGAAACTTAAACAAGTCAGAAGGACTCATTAAGAATATGGTATCTTTATTACCATTTCTTAGTAAGTTTACTATAGGATCATTAGCATCTATAGTAACAGTTCTACCATTCATAGTAAAGGTATCCATCTCAAATATATCTTGCTCAACTTCTTTTAAGAATGGTTGCTCATATAAGTTAGTATTAGCTACAGGCAAGTTAAGGGTAGGTTGTTTTACTAATAAACCTCTGTTTCTTAGTGGTTTCTTACTTCTGTTAACTGAATTCTCTATAATAAATAGTTCATTTATACCACCCAAGATCTTCTTAGCATCTTCTTTATCTAATCTACTTAAGAAGTTACCGGATGCTCTTTCCATTATCTCTTTGTATTTATCATAAGGCATAACAGATGATAAAGAGAATTGGCTTGAGTCCATACCTGATTGTAAGAAAGCATAGATAGGAAGCTTTGCAAAAAAGTTACTTACATAAGCATTAGCTTTTGTTGCTTGTGTATTCTCTCCTAGTATCTTAAACTTACCAGGATTAGCTAAGTTTGTCCATTGATTAAAGTAGTCATTTATAAGACCCCCATCTAAGTTAGAATAGTTCTTAAGTTGAAAGTTACTTATACCGGCTAAATCACTTCTATTGGAAATACCTTGTGGGGCAAACTGTTGTAGTATAGAGTAGTTAGTATTATCACCTATTTCTTTATAGTTTTGGATAATATCCATAAGCTCTCTAGCTATTGTATTATCACCAGATCTAAATAACTGCCAGATATTATAAGTATTTTTAAGAGCTTGGTTAGCAAGATAATCTTCATAAGTCATCTTGTTTAATCTCTCATCATACTCTTCTTGTGATTCAGTACTTGTTTGTTGATATACTCTTTGATCTGTCTCAATAAGTCTTGTTCTTCTAAGCTCAAATTCTTTAGTATTTAAAAGGCTAGCCATAGGAACAGTTCTTCTTAAGTATTCTCTCTCAAGAGTGAACTCAATAAAGTCTTGTCTTATTTTAGCTACAGATTTTAAATATGCTTCACCATCTTGTGAGCCTCTGCTAAACTGAAAAGCTGCAGGGTTTATAGGAGCTAGACCACGACTTTTATAAGAGTCAAGACTTTTACTATAGATAGAGTAATTTTCTTCATCAAAGTCTTTATTAGCTTGATCTAAGAAAGCTTGTGATATTTGTCTACCCTTGTATGTTTTGCTTTTAGGATCATATTGTCTTAACTCATTAGCAAAAATATATTGTGCTAAAAAGTTCTTAAACTTTATAACATAAGTTTCAGTATCATAGCCTGTAGTCTTTTTGATATCAGTCATTTTAGTGTAGTTCTTTGTCTGATCAAGAAGAAAATCATTTACTATTTTACTATCTCTTAGTTTAAACAATCTACTAAACAACTTTCTAGCAAGCTCCTGTATAAAGAAAGGAGAAATAATACTTTTATATCTTATAAAGTCAAAAATACCATAATCAAGAGATCTTGACTCAGCAACAGCATTTACTTCTTCAATCTTAGCTTGACTAGAGAATAAATCACTTACTTTGTTAGTATCCGGGTTGAAGGCCTTCTTCATGTCATCATAGTCCTTAATAAGATCTTCTATGTATAAGTACTGTAAGAAACCAGCAACTTGTTCTTTATTAGATAAGTCAACATCTTGTTTAGCTATAGCATTTAAGTTTCCTTCTGTAAAGTACTCAGGCTCATATAGTTCTTGTAGACCATTATAGAAACCGTGTATGTTACCTGTATCAATTACATTACCAGAATTTATCTCTATACTAACTAAGTTAGCAAAAGTACTAGGTGAAAAGTTAAAGTTAAGACCTATCTTTTGTAACATCTCTGTTCTTACAGCTTTTTTAGAATCACCTGGTATGTGTTGGTAACCATAGATAAGCTTTGAAAAAACAGATTTCTGTTTGTTCTTTTCAGCTACATAAGCTCTTGATATTGGATTATTTACAAAAGCAGCAATATGCTCAAAAGGGACACCTGCTTCTAGCATGAATAAAACCTTAGGTACTACATCTGTATTACCCTGTAAGTAAGCTACAAAAGGATCATTACCAGCATCTACCAAACCATTCATTAACTGATTTATAACCTCAGCTATGTCATGTTTGTCATTAGTATCTATTATATGCGATAGTGATATGGCACCATCAAGTTTGTTATGCTTAAGGTTTAAATCTATAGGTATAAACATATCCTTTGATTTAACATAATTAGCTTGTTTTTTACTCCAAGTATAACCAGTACTGGCCATAGATTTATTCATCTTAGCACCAGCTTGGTTAAGTAGAATATTAATAGGATTATCTACAGCAGCAATACCTAAGGAGTCTTTACTAACAGTAAACTCTTGATGTTTTTTATTGTTATAATCCTCTCTAAAGATAACACCTGGTACAACACCTTTAGCTACTTTCTTACCTGTAATTAAAGACTTACTATAATCTGTTTCATCATCAGCTTCTTGGATATACTCTTTCATATTATCAGCAATTGGCTTAATTATATTAGTATCATTAGGAGAAAGTAATGATGCAGCCTTTGCAGGTAACTGAAGTATGTTTACAATATCTTCTATTAATCTATTTTGAATAGCTGATATATAGTTGTTCTTGTGTTCTTGAGCATCGCTTAGTTCATCATAAACACCGGCTAGCTCACTTTTTTGTTCATACATGTTAGCTAAACCTTCTTCAACATTTTTAATATCTTCAAGAGTAGCTCCTTTTATTTCACTGTTATAGATCTTATATGCTCTTTTAAAATTCTTTAATACAGCATCCATGCCAGGTTGTTCTAGAGTTTTTATGATATCTCTATTTTTACCTGTTAAAGCTTTAAGTTGTTCTTCACTTAAAGTATTAGTCATGGTTTTAACATCTTTGAATATAGCTTTTCTAAACTTGTTAAAAGAAGGACCTATATCCATCCACTTAGCAGACTTCTCAGTCTTGAATAACTCAATAGCTTCTTTAGTCTTTTTATACTTATTAAGCTTTTCTTTTAAAGTTTCTATCTTTTTCTCTAAAGCTTCTTCTGACATGTTATCTTTTAATAACTTACCAGTACGGGTTATGTATGGTAAGTAAGTAGTCATCTTATCTACGTCAAAGTCAGTACCAGACTTGGCAACAAGCTCAGCTGGGATAATGATAATAGGACCAGCATCGGGACTTAAAAACTCAACTACTTCACCAAACTCCATAGAGTTGTCTCCCTGTACAGGAATCCTAACACCTGTTAGTCTTAGCTTTTTAAAGTTTTCATCATCAAGCTTCCACTCTTTTACCAATAACATCTCATTAAGTCTGTCAAGACTAGCTTCAATATCTAAAGACTTAGTTTCTTTACCATTTTCATCTTTAGTAGTTTTGTATACAGCAATTTTAATTTTGTTTTTGTTCTTATCTAGAGCTGGTACATATTGACCTTTTTCATTTTTAACATAGTAAATAGTTTGGAAAAGATTTTGATCCATCTCTCTAAGAGCTCTTTTAAATCCAAAACCTATATTGTTTTTCTTGCCGGCTAGATCTACTATATAAGAAGGTAAACCGTTAGTACTAAAGTAATTATACTTTTCTTGTTCTTCTCTTGTAGCATTTCTAAACTTAGGGTTTTGCATTAAAGCTGAGGATACCTCAACTAAAGGCTCACCTCTAAGTTTAAGTCTTATAAGTCGGTTGTTTATAACAGACATTATAAGTTTTTCAAATCTTGCTGCAAGAGGGCTTATACTAAAGTCTATAGTGTTATAGTTAGTATCCGTTTGTAGAATAGATATCTCATGATCACTAAAGCCTTGTTCTTTAAGTTCTTTTATTAAGAAAGTAATCATTTTTTCCATAGCTTCCGGACTAGCTACTGCTTTTTCAACATCTTCTTCTGTCCAGTTTAAATCATCTAATAGATTTTTATACTCATGATATACAAGTCTATCTAAACTATCTTTAAAGTTTGTTACAAGATCATGAAACTCACTTTCTTTTCTTTTTTGTGCATCAGTTAGTTTATCCCATTGAGCTTTAGTTCCTTTATAGTCTATAGGTAAACCATTCTTGTATAATCCCCCAGGTAATAACTTTCTTAACTGGGTAGAAAATGTAGAAAATTCTTTGAATGTGCTGTTTACATCAGTCTGATTTTTAAGATATGTAACATATACACTATTTTTAGTAAACTTTATTTTATCTTTTGGTAGGATATCACTTGTATCACCATTGTTGTATATCACATCTCCACTAACATCAGCACTAGGTTTTATATGAGATCTCTTAGAACCTGACTCAAATAATGCATAGTCAATATTTTGTTGCATCATTGCTAGATGCATTTGTTCTGCAGGGTAGTTTTTTATAACAGTTGGAATAAGCGGAAACAAAGAGAACTTGTGGAAAGCTTGTACCGGATATCTACCAGTTTCAGTAGCTAAATTACCATTATACTGAAGCTTGTATACAGGGAATAGATCTGATAATTCATCAGCTCCTAAAACCTGACCTCTTACAATTTTCATGTATGCATCTTCTTGTGCATTACTCCATTGACCTTCTACTCTTTTAAGTATTCTGTAAGAGTCAAATGTTATCCAACCTTGTCCATCACCATCCTTAATCTTAGCATATGGATTCATCTTGCCGCCATAAGTATCATAAGTACCATCTGCTTTTCTAGCTCCTGTTCCTATTTTACCATCCGTGTCTTGTCCATACAGAGCTATATTTAATGCATCACCTTCAAGACCTTTTTCTTTAAACATCTTCTTGAAAAGATCTCTATACATTTCAAAGTACACAGAACCTACTTGGCTCTCTTTTATTATAGCCGTGTTGTATATACCATTATACTTTGTTACTTCAGTGCTACCATTTTCTTTTTTAATAGCATTTTCTTTAAGTAGTTTTTCCTCAAGAGGTCTTCCTACTTTAGTGTTTACCCAATGCTGAGTAAGTTTATCTACAGCAAATACTCTACCACCAGATTGTGATCCTGGAGTACGCTTAGGTGCCTGATCTTTAGAATGATCAAACTGAAAGCCGTCTCCTTGTAGAAGCAATGTTGTTTCTGTCTTATGTAAAAAGTTATTTACCATATAAGACATCATTGCTGCATCTTTTATATTAGAGTTATAGTTATCACCTAATGCTTGTATTTGATCAGCAGTAAGTTCTTTAAGTATAATAGTGCTTAATGTTTTGTTTATAGAATTAGGTAAGACAGCTGTTTTACCAAAGGTTTTTTCAAACAAGTTTTTGTTGTACTCTTTTACAAGCTTTTCAAAGTATGTTTTGATGTTAGCATCTATCTTCTTTTTTAAAGCTAGATTATCTGACATATTTAAAAAGTCCATAAGACTCATATTAGATTCAGCAAACTTCTTAAAGAACTCAGCAGATGCTAACTTTTCTTTAAGATTGTCTTTAGAGTCTAGCATTTCAGAAAAGATTGTAAACTCTTCTCCTTTTTCAAAACCTTTTATGTTTTTATAGTACTCAGGAGCAGCTTTGATCATAGCTATCCTTCTGATCTCTCCTTCTAACTTAGGATATAATATCTCTATGGTTTTATCCATACCATCATATCCAGCTACATTTACACCATCTTTATTCTTTAAGAATGCAGAAGTATCTACAAACAAGTAGTTTGTTTTCTTATTAGTGTATGTAGTAATGTTGTCAATCTTTAAAGAATAGTAAGAACTCTTATCACCTGGTAAAATACCTTGCATAAATCCTGCAGTTAAGGTTGAGATAAAGTCTGATATAAACTTATCAGTAGCATTCATCTTAGAGTATGTAATACCTATAGTAGAAGATTCATCTTTTCTATCAACATTAAACTGTGAACCAGATAAGTCAAAGATGTTGATATTATTACTAATTCTTTTACCAGAAGGATCAAACATTGACTTCATGTACACAGAACCATTAACCTCAGGATTGTTAGCTGGGTTTAAGTAGTTCATATGCATAAACTCAGGATGATCACTAGAAAGATCACCTTTTTGTTTAGCATTTTGTAATGCTCTAACCTTTTGAGTATCCGTGCTGTTTAAAGAAAACACAGATTTCTTTTCACCATCTGGTGTAAGTCTCATACCACTAGCATATTCTTCAGAGAAGTTAGCTTCTAGATTAGCAAGACTGTTAACTGTTCCACCACTGTTTGTTATAGGTTCTTTGTTAGGTAATGATTTACCTGTTCTAAAAAGATCTATAGGAGCAGAAAGTATCTTTTGGATTTCTTTTAGCTTCTCTTCTTTTTGTAAACCTTTATAGTTCTTTTCTATATCATTTATATAGTCATCTATTTTTACAATAGTCTCAGCTAAATATCTAACATCATTAGGTTGAAGAAACTCTCTAATCTCTTCTGTATCAGAAAGATTAATACCTATACTATTAAGAAATGGTACATAGTCTTCTTTAGCTACCGTTACAAATAGTTTACCGGCATCATTATATTTCTTTTGTATGTAGTCTTCTACAACATTCTTAGTATTGATATAGTTAACTTTATCTTTGTTCTTAGCAGTATGTCTATCAGCTTCTTTTTGTTGGTATGCAGATTGCCAGTTTCTTATAATGTTTTGATACTCAGCACTTGACTTACCAACCTTAACTTCTATACCTTCATCAGTTTGTGTAATGTTTACATTAACTAGGTCTATTCTGAATAAGTTAAAAGACTGAACAAGTTTCATCCACATCTCACCTGTAACACTACCTTCTGTTATGAAGGCAGCCATACTTTGTTCTTCTGATAAAGTTATTTCTTTATTATCAGTATCTAATATTGTTTTTAACTTAAAGATCTTGTCAAGTAACTGTTTGAATAATGGAGATACAGTATTACCTGCAGTTTTTATTTTGTTATAAAGACCCATGATACTGGTTTCACCAGAACACTTGTCCATCATAACTCTCCAAAAAGGTTTGAATTCTATAGGCTCAGGAAAACCTAGTTCATTAAGAACATAGCTTCCATCTTTATTTTGTTTAAGTAAACTCTTAATTATATAAACAGTAAGCTCATTAGCTAACTTCTCAGATTCAGTGCTGCTATTTCCAGCATCAAAGTTTCTACCTATTAAGTTGTTCTCAAGTTGTTCTTCATCTAAGTCAACAGCTTCTTCTTTGCTTATTTTAAACTTAACAAACATGTCTTTGAACTCACTGTTCTGTCTATGGAAAGCAATGATAGAATCTGTAACATTTGTACCTTCTAAAATCTGAGTTATGTTACCATACATGTAAGGCTTTGTTGCTCTGGTAAGAACAGATATTTTATTATCAAGTACAGCTTTTTCTACAACTTTGTCTGCAGGTAAAGCTTTTAATTGCTTTAAAAACTCTTCTCTCTTATCACTAAGTTCAGTTAAAGCTTTTTCATATACTTTCTTTAGTTCCTTTGGACTTCTGAATATCAAGCTTGCAGCACTGAGAGATCCAGACTGTACTTTTTCAGTAGTTGCTTTAGATATAATACCATCTATAGTTTTACTTACAAGTAAGCTTTCAGATAAAGATAGCACATCTTCAGGATGTTCTTTATTAACAACACCAGAGTTTAATAAACCAAACTCACCATTTTTAATATTAGATGCATAAGGAAGGAGTTGTTCTTGAGACTTTGCTGTATACAAAGTGTTAAAGATCTCACCTAATACACCTTCTGATCCAGGGTTAGAGTAAATGTTTATAGCAGTTGAACCTCCAACTAAAGCCTTTAAAGCTTTCCATATTCTGTCAAATATCCACTTAAAGATATTAGTCTTTTCATTCTCAGTTTTAAACTTGCCTTTGTTCAAAGCATATGTTCTAAACTCTTCAGCTATAAACTCTTCTAACTCTTTTCTTTCAGCTTTACTAAACTCAACATCAACAAGTTCAATATTACCTTGACCAGTTGCTTTAGCTACTTTAAAAGATCCTGGAAGTTTAGATACTGCTTTATAGAACTTAGTTCTCTCACTATAAGTAAGATAAGTCTGGCTAAAAGCATGCCAAGCCTCATGATACACATGAGAGTAATTTGCACCCTCATATAAAGTAATCACAGAGTCACGGAAGCTAGCCCATGCTTCAGAGTTTACAGCATTTCTTAATGGGTTTAGAGTAAAAAGAGGTTTTACAACACCATTCTCATCTTTATAAGTAGCTTTAGACAAAGCTGATTCTTCCCACCAAGCTTTTGCTTCAGCATCTTCTTCAGGAGTAACTATGCTATCTAGTAATCTAGAACGTAGTAACTCATCATAGTCTTCCTCTGCTTGTTTTTTAGTTACAGGTACTTCTTCTTTTACAACTTCTTTTGTAACTTCTTCTACTTTGTCAGCAACTTCTTTTGCTGTAACTACAGGCTGAAATCTAAAGTAACCATTAAGTACCATAGGTAGTTTGGTTCTTTCATCACGGACAAGTCTAGGATACAACCTAGGACTTATAAACTTGTAATAATCTTCATCAGACTTACTAACATTAAAAGCACCATTGTCTGGTGTTAGTTTAAAAGCAGTATAACTATTTTTATCATAGCTCTTCTTGTGAAAATGTATAGTAGCATTTTTACCCAAGAAGTCTTTTAATACTCTTCTAGCTGCTTCTTTATCAGACAGATCTAAAACATTACCACCTAAGTTAATTTCTAACTTTTGGTCACCATTTACAAGGGTTGTACCTATTGTATAGTTTTTTGCTTTTAATTGTATGTATTGACCAACATTGTCAACCTTGTCTATATCAGGTACAGCTTTATCACCAACCTTAAGATCTTGTGTAAGTATATCTACTATGTTATTTAAGATGTCAGCATCTTCCGCTTTTTCTCCTATTTTATTTGGATTCTTTAAACTAATAAGATTATCTACATTAGGAAACTGTATAGCTGGTAGATTCTCTGGTTGACCACTAACATTTTCTACAGTAAATACTATAGACTGTTTTGCTTTGTCATTTACATCAAACTCAGATAAAGGAAAAGTAAGTTTTTTTCTAGTTTCCTCTCCAACAATGTTATCTACATTTTGGGTTGCCCCTTTAAAGCCTCCTGTTATATCTACAGGAACAGGTTCACCAAATCTTATTTTTCTTTTAGCTGCTTCTATTTGTTCTAGTTGGTTACTGATTACTTTATCAGCTTCTTTTTTTGCATTTTCTATTTGCTCAGCTGTCATGTTAGTTCTATCTAACATAGACATCATACTTGCTTTTATAGCAGCTTTGTGCTTTTCAAAATCTTTATTTTTTGGGTTTGTTGTTTTAAGCAAGAGGTATATAGGTCTACCATTATCAATATCACCTATAGTATTATCAGGTTTAAAATATAATATTTCTCCTGTCTTGCTATCAGTAAGTACAAATGATAGTATCTCATAAGCTAACTGACTTTCTCTATCTAGGCGGATCTTACCAGGAATGCTTCTTTCAAACATCAGTCTTCCTGCAAAACCTGTATGATTACCAAAAGTAACTTTACTAAAGTCATTATCATCAGGTCTCTTAGCAGCCATTATACCGGATAATACTCCTTGGTAGAAAGCAGCATCTTCATTAGACTTAGATGCAAAAGGCAAGTTTGTTTTTTTATCTATCTCAGCTCCACTTTGTGATGTAGCAAAGAATCCGGCATTAGAAGCTAACACAAGAGTATCTACAGTAAGACTTGTACCTGGTACAGATAATAGCATAGTTGCTTGATCAGTAGGTTGGTTAGCTACAAATGTTTCAATCTCATCTAAACTCTTTATTGGTTTACCTAAAAGTATTGCAACAGCTCCTAGCTTATCTATAGAAGTAGCTAACTTATCTATTTCAGCACTCAAAACACCAACATCATAACCTTTAGTTATTAGATTTTTAAGACCTAGTTGTTTTTTGTTATCAGTAACAAGATCAAATATCATCTGTGGTACATGATAAGCCATACCCAAAGCTAGATTCTCATCATTGCTTTTACCAAGAACATCTTTGTAGATTGTGTCTACTATTTTCTTGTAATCAAAAGTTGGGTCATTAGTGTAGCTCTTTACTAGTAAAGCATTAACATAACTTTCTAGTTTTTCTTTTAGGTTATTTTTACTTAAATCACAAACCATCTTATTATATACAAAGGTTATTTAAAAAATCATCTTTTCTTTTGTTTACAGCTTTGTCCATAGCAGTCTTGTCAGTAGGTATCTCTTCAAAAACTCTTTCAGTTGTATTAACCAGTTCTTCATTCTTTACTACTTGTTCAGTTTCTTCTACAGTTGCTTTCTTTACTCCCGGCTCAACTACTGTTAGTTCTTTAGCTAAGTCTTCTTCTTTTATGTTTACATCATCTCTGTTGGGAGCATATAAAGTTACTGATTTTTTTCCAACTCTCTTAATTTTATACCTGTTTCCTTTGTATTCTACCTCAAGTTTTTGAGCCTTAGCTTCTTGTAAACTTTGTAAGTTTAGTTCAGCATTTATAGTTTCAACAGTATAAACTTTAGGAAACAACTCTTCTTCTGTTTCTGTTGTAACTACAGCATTTTCTTTTGCAGCTTTTTCTACAGCTTTTTTTACTTTTGCTTCTCTATGCTTTTTAGTTTTTCCTTTGATAGGCTCATCAAAACTAGTTTTCTCAACAACTGTTTTGTCTCTTGAGACTGTTCCTCTTGTTTCTCCTGTTGTGGTACTTGTGCTTCTAGCAGTCTCATTCTGAATGATTTTTTCTCCATATTGTTCTTGTTTATAGTTTTCTAATGCTGTTATATCTTTTTCTAAAGCTTTTTTGTATTGTTTTATCTGAGCTTGAGTTAACATCCTTTTAGGATCTAAAAGCATATCATCAATCTCTTTATACTTGTTATATAACCAGTCAGATGTTTCTGATAAAGCAACAGGATCTATTGGAAGATTATTATCAAACCTGTCCATAGTAATAACAACAGACATAGGAACATCATCCAAAGGATCAAACTCAATACCAAGTTCTTTTCTCTTTTCTTGTATAAACTTTAGCTCTTTATCTCTTTCTCTTAAAAGCTGATCTACTGATTTACCAGGTTGTCTTTTTACAGCAGGCTCTTCAATAACTGGCTTTTCTTCTACTTCTTCTTCTGCTAAAGTGTTTAGTCTTTCTTCAACAAGTTCATTTATAAGATACATGTTTTCCCAAGCTTTTGTAAACTCAGCATTATCTTTATACTCATTTTGTAAAAAACTATCTAATCTTTTTGCAGCACCATTTGCCCAAAGTTGTATAGCTATTAAAGAAGCTCTATCTAAAGGCTTGTTAGCATATAGATTATTTAAAGCACTTGTTATACTGTTATCAAGACCAAGGTTTAA